ATGGATATCTTTTAGTTGATTACAATAGATTAGTAAGTATTTTAATGGGAAAACCAAGATTTACTAACGAAAAGGAAAATAATTAATGTATGAAATAACAATTGAAACACCAAAAGGAAATATAAAGTTTAATCTAGAAAGTCTAAAAGAATTAGAAAAATATCTATTAAAATATCCAGAGTATACAGGAGTAAGAGCGAAACAACTAAAAAAGAAAAAATAGACGAGAAATTGTAACATTAGACTAAATTAGACTATTTATATGAAATAATATTATTGAGGGATAATATAAAACGAAGGAAATATGAAGAATATAACGAAAGAAATGTTAAAAATCTACAAGCCATACTCTAATCTAGACTGGCTTAACTATAAATTAGTAAAAAAAGATTTAACATTCCACCATATAGTTAAAAGATGTGACGGAGGTAAGCAAGAAATAAGCAACGGAGCTTTACTAATGCCAATAGGACACCAATATTTACACCTGATAGAATATAAAGATATAGATACATATATAGCAATAAATAAAATATTTGAATACATAAACCAACAAAGAGCCGAGCCTACAGAAGATCAAAGACAAATTATAGAATATTTACTCCAACAGTTCGAAAGCGAGCATAAATGGGATAAAGGAAGTAAAGGTAAGCTACTTATAAAAAGAAAATACTTACAAAGATACTAGTAAGTAGCTTACTAGATAGTAGGTAAAGAATACAACTCATTTAGTCTTTTAGGAGTTGTTACTATCAGAATGCTTATTATCTAGTAAGGTACGTATTAGTACCATATAAAGCACCAACCCCTAAGACACGAACGGTGGAAGACAGCGACGAGCTGTCTAGAGGGTATAACTTTTTTCATATCCTGTATACCTTCTAGAGAGCTTATCAGAAGACTAGCGATAGTCTTTTTTTTGTTATGTAAAGGAGGAAAAGAATGATACTAAATAATAAAGTATTTACAGTACTAAAGTGGATACTAGCTACTTCGGTTGCTCCAACTATAGCACTAATAACAGGACTAGGAGAACTATATAACTTCGATCCAACTTTAATAGTAGGAACTATATCACTAGTAGCAACCTTTTTAGGAGCATTACTAGGAGTATCAAACTATAACTATAATAAAGAAAAGGAGTAAATAGTATGGAAGAAAAATACGAAGCACAAACAACAGTAGAAGACAACAGCGTAGAAGAATTAAACGAAGGAGGTAGCGTAGAAAATGTTTACAGTACAGAAGACACTACCGAAGAAGAATAATAAGTTCTATAATACAACAAGTAATAACGGATACAGCCACTGTATCAAAGGAAAACCTACAAAAGCAGGACTAAACGTACTATGTAACTGTGTAGGGTGGGCTTGCGGTAGATTTAACGAGATATACAGCCAATTATCAGGATATAAAGGAATGAAATACTGGCAATTAAACTGTAACGCCGAAGACTTTATAAAAAGAGGTAAATCTATAGGACTATCAGTATCCACTAAACCCGTAGCTGGTGGAATAATGGTATGGGAAGGTAAAGGATCACTAGCAGGACACGTAGCAGTTGTAGAAAAGGTTATAAGCAGTACAGAAGTATTAACCTCAGAAAGCGGATATAATCACTTTGCATTTGCTAACTATACCAGAAAAAAAGGAACTAACGGAAACTGGAGCGTAAATGCTAATAACTATAAATATCTAGGTTGTCTAGTAAACCCAGCAGTTAAAACTACTACTAAAGAAACTAAATCAGATACTTCTTTCTTTGGTAAAAAGGGATACTTTAGTTCAGGAGATACAAACGCTAATATAGGTAAGATAGCAGACTTTATGTATAAGACATTTCCAGCATATACAAGCAAGAAAGCACTAGGAAACTACTACGGACCATATCTAAAAGGAAGTATAACAGAGTTCCAAAAGAGAACAGGACTAAAAGCTGACGGATCAGTAGGACCTAAGACACTAGCTAAGCTAAAAGAGTACGGGTTTAAAGGATAATGTATAAAAGCTGTAGTAGATGCGGTAAAGTACACGATATAGCCTATAAATGTAACCATAATAGAGATAAAAAGGATACAGAAGCAAGAAGGCTAAGGAATAAGAATGCGTGGCATAAGAAAGCTAATCAGATAAGAAAAGCTAGTAACTATCTATGTAGCGTATGTAGAGCAGAAGGTAGATACACCTACGAAGGACTAGAGGTGCATCATATAACACCAGTAAAAGAAAACAAAGACAGACTACTAGATAGCTATAACCTAATATGTTTATGTCAGGAACACCACAAACAAGCAGAGATAGGTAAGATAGATAGAGACTATCTATATAGACTTGCATCAGAACGAGAAGACAATTAACACCCCCCGACATTTAGGAAGGAATAAAAAAACTTTTTTCAAAACCCACCCGCCACCTTTCTACACAAAAAATAAAAAAAATACAAAGTTTTTTTGGAAAAAACATATAAAAACGGCTCAAATGGAGTTAAAACAGGTAAAAACGTATAAATTATCTAGGAAAACTGTTAAAACCCCTCCAGAAGCCTAAAAATAGCATTTAAAGAGGTATAGGAGATATAATGAAATGAAAGAAACGAAGATAGAATACCGAAAAGTCGAGGAATTAATACCATATGACAAAAACCCGAGACTAAATAATGATGCTGTCAAGTATGTAGCCGAAAGTATTAAACAATTCGGTTTTAAAGTTCCAATTATCATAGATAAGAACAATGTCATAGTAGCAGGGCATACGAGACTAAAAGCATCAAAGCAATTAGGACTAAAAGAAGTGCCAGTAATCGTAGCGGACGATCTGACAGAGGAGCAGATAAAGGCTTTTAGGATAGTTGATAACAAAGTAACAGACTTTTCATTATGGGACTATGAAAAGTTGAAAGTAGAAATAGACAAGATCAATAATTTTAAAGTGGATCACATAGACGACTTTAACGTAGACTTAAACTTTTTTGGCTTCGATAATTATAGCGTCTATGAAGTTTTGGACGAAACAGGCTTATCAAAGAATGAAAATGAAAATATAGAAAAAGACAGCTTTATTATCACATTTAGTCTTAAACATGAGTTAAAGCCTTATTTTGAAAATTATTTAAAGACACATTCGAAGGAAGATTTAAACTTTATTTTTTTGAATGTAATAAAGGGAATGAGTGACAATGGAGATTAAGAATATTGATATAAAATTGATAAAGCCTTATGAGAATAACCCACGAGTAAATATAAATGCTGTGGATAAAGTAGCAGAAAGTATAAAAGAGTTCGGCTTTAAAGTGCCTTTAGTTGTTAATTCAGATTATGTCATAATCAACGGACATACAAGATATGAGGCATCAAAGAAGCTAGGCTTAAAGAACGTGCCTGTAATCTTTGCAGACGACTTATCAGAACAACAACAAAACGCTTTTAGAATTATTGATAATAAAACCCATGATTACGCAGAGTGGGACTATCAGACATTAGAAGAAGAATTAGATAAAATATCTTTAGACATGAGTAAATATGGCTTTGAAGAAAATACACTAGACTTTATCGACGAAATGATAGACAGCGGAATAGCTGGAGAAGGAAACGATAAAGAACTTTGGAGTTTACAAATAACATTCGAGAAGAAGTACGAAGATCAAGTTAAGGAAGCAATAAATAAATACGGAAAAGAAATGATAGTACAAAGCGTGCTAGACATTCTGGAGGAGAATTGATATGCCTAAGTGCGGTAGTCAATGCTATTTATGTGACGTGCCTATTCGCTTTGATATGTATGTAGGCTGTTCTCATGGCTGTAAATATTGCTTTGCTAAAAAGTTCGAAGATATTTCAAAAATAAAAATAGACGAAACTCCAAAGAAGCTAAAAGACTTTATCAATGGAAAAAGAACTCCAGATACTAGCTGGTGCGACTGGGATATACCACTACATATAGGCGGTATGAGTGATCCTTTTCAACCATGCGAGAGAAAATACAGAGTTACTTACGAATGTTTAAAGATATTGAAAGAAACGCAGTATCCATTTATCATTAGCACGAAGGGAAAACTAGTAGCCGAAGAAGAATATCTTAGCTTGCTAGAAGAATGTAACTGCGTAGTTCAGATTAGTTTAGTATGTAGTGACTATGACAGCTTAGAAGCTGGCTGTCCTACATTTGAAGAAAGATTAGAAATAATTAAAAAAATATCACCGAGAGTAAAAAGAGTAATCGTAAGAATACAGCCTTACATGAGCGAAAAGTATAACCTAGTCTTTGATAACTTGAAAAAGTTCAAAGAAGCAGGAGCTTACGGAGTAATTATAGAAGGTATGAAGTTCCCGAAAAAAGTAAAAGGACTTGTAAGAATAGGCGGAGATTATTCCTACGAATACGAAACTATTCTAAGTGACTTCTTAAAGCTAAAAGAAGAAGCCCACAGATTAGGTTTAAAAATATATGCAGGTGAAAACAGGATCCGAAAGCATGGCGATAGTTTAACGTGTTGCGGTATTGACGGCTTGGAAGGTTTCAAGCCTAACCGATATAATCTAAATCATATTTTGAATGGAGACAAAGCAGTACCAGAAAAAAATATGAAAATGTTAGAGACTGGAACGTCATTATGTTTTTTAACTTTAATGTCAAATACAGCGTCTTTATCAAAGATCAGGAAACAAAGTTTTTACTATACAATGCTACAATATTACAAAGAACATAAAAACTCAGTAGATAAAATTATGGGTATAAAGAAGTAGGAGGAAATGAAATGATAGAAAAGGTAAACCCTAGCCACCCAGACAAGATAGCGGATCGAATAGCAGGAGCTATAGTAGATTTATCTTATCAGAAGGAAAAAGATCCGAGAGTAGCGGTGGAAGTTCTGATAGGACATGATATTTGTCATGTAATAAATGAAACAAGCGTACATTTAGAAAAAGAGGAAGTACTAAAAGCTGTAAGAAGAATAGCAGGAGCGGTATTACTAGACTATTTAGAAGTGCCACAGGACGAACACTTAGCAGAAAACCAGAGTAAAGAGATCAGATGCGGAGATAATGGAATATTCAAAGGAGTTCCATTAACAGCAAACGAAAAACAGATTAGCGTATTAGCCAGAGAACTATATAATAAATATAAATCTGACGGAAAATACATTCTAACAGACGATAAACTGATAGTATGCCAAAGTAACGCAGACAGCGAAGAACTAAAAGAACGTTTAAAAGGAATGAGACCAGAAGTAATAATCAACCCGTTAGGAGAATGGACGGGAGGAACTGACGTAGACACAGGAGCTACTAATAGAAAGTTAGGAAGTGATATGGCTCAGAGTGTTACAGGCGGTGGACTTCATGGAAAAGACTTATCCAAAGCTGACGTATCAGTAAATATTTACGCATTTAAAAAAGCTCAGGAGACAGGAGAAACAATAGAATTAACCTGCGCTATCGGAGATAATCAAATAGACGGTAAGCCATATAGCGAAATAGTGGAAGAAGCCAGAGAATATATAAATAATATTGGAGGTTTCGAGAAGTTCGCAGAGTACGGCTTATTTTAAAAGACCATTAGAAAAAATGAGATAAAAGGAAATGAGGTAGAAGCATGGCAAAAATGAGTTTAAGCGAGCAGGCACAAGAGATAATTAGAATAGCAGAAGAAAGCGGAGTACAAAGCAATTTCTTTTTTATTACTACATTCAAGAGGTATCAAGTTCAGTTAAATATGCTAACAGAATTAGAAAAAAGAATGAAGGACGACGGTATGCTAGTCACGAAGGAATATGTAAAAGGAAGAAAAAACTTATATTCTAACCCAGCATTAAGAGAATACAATACAACTACAGATAGTGCTAACCGAACTGTATCTACATTAATGAAAATTATCAAGAACTATAATGTAGACGAGGAGGATACAGAAGTAGAAGAAGATCCACTACTAAAAGCTATAAACGGTAGTGACGACTATGCATAATAAAGCGTTAGAATATTGCAAGTTATCAATAAGCAAAAAGACTACTCCTAAATATGTTAAATTGCAGATGCAGGACTTCGTAAACATTTGCGAAGATAAAGACAGCAAATATAAAATTAGCGAGCAGAAATTAAAACAAGTGAATAACATTTTAAAGCTGTTAATAATGCCGAAGGGACTAAAAGCAGGACAGACGCTATACGAATGTACCGCAGGTTATCAATGGCTTTTTTATATTGCTATTCTTTGTACTGTGTATCGAGACAATGAAAAGAAAAGAAGATATGAAATAGGGCTTTTAGAGATATGTAGAAAGAACTTTAAAACATTCACAATAGCAACTATTTTTATACTTCTATTTTTAACAGAGCCGAAGTTTAGTAAGTTCTTTAGTGTAGCTCCAGACGGTGCCTTATCTAGAGAAGTCAGAGAAGCAATAAGCGAAATAATCAGGAGTTCACCGTTAATATACGAATACAAAGATACGAAAAGATTTAAGATCCTGAGAGATTATATTCTTTTCAAGCCAACTCAGGTAACGTACATTCCGTTAAGTTATTCTACCAGTAGACTAGACGGAAGATTACCGAACGCCTTCATAGTAGACGAAGCAGGAGCTTTACCAACAAGTTACGCTATCGAGAGTATGAAGTCAGGACAATTAAATATACTAAATAAATTAGGCTTTATAATCAGCACAAAATACCCGACAATAGATAACCCGTTTGAAGACGAAGTAAAGTACTCAAAAAAAGTATTAGACGGGCTAGAGAAGGACGAAACACGCTTTAGCTTATTATACGAGCCAGATAAGGCGAAGGACTGGGAAACGGACGATATGATCCTAAAACAAAGCAACCCAGTAGCACTAGAAATACCAGAGATCTGGGACGACCTAGTAAAGAAAAGAGCCTATGCAATAGCTGTAGAAAGTGCTAGAGAAAACTTCGTAACAAAACATTGTAATATCATATATCAGGGAACAGGAACAGAAACATATATAGACGTAAAAGACTTGCAGGAATGCAAACAAGCTAAAATAGACTGGAAAGGCAGAATAGTTTATGTAGGGCTTGACTTATCAGAAAGTAACGATAATACCAGCGTAAGTATGGTAACAGTAGACGACGATAACAACGTATTAGCCGACAGCTTCGCATTTATTCCAGAAGGAAGAATAGAAGAAAAGACAGTAACAGAGAAGGTAAACTATAGAGAATTAATCAGATCAGGAAAAGTAATAGCCTGCGGAGATAAAGTAATAGACTACGCAGTAGTAGAGGACTTTATATTAAATCTAGAGGATAAATACGGAGTACAGATCCAAGCTATAGGATACGATAGGTGGAACGCACTTAGTACAGCTCAGAAACTAGAAAGAGCAGGATATAACTGCGTTGAAATCAGACAGCATTCTAGCGTATTACACCCACCTACAAAGTTACTAAAAGAAAAGATACTAGCGAAAGAGTTCCAATATGAAAATAATACACTTCTGGAGATTAACTTCCAGAATGCACGCTGTACGTATGACACAAATAAAAATATGTACGTACATAAGAAGAAATCAACAGGAAAAGTAGATATGGTAGTTTCAATGCTAAACGCTATATATCTACTACAACAAGACGTATTCCTAAATCAAATGGACTTCGCTATCCAAGTTATATAGTAAGGAGGTGAGAAAATGGGAGTATTCGATAGATTTAGAAAGAGAGACAATACAGTAGACGAAGCATCTACAACAACTACACCAGAAGAAAAAACAGCTAACGATATTTTATTGCAGGCTTTATTTAATAGCCAACCAATAACAAGAGAGCAAGCCTTAACACTACCCGCAGTATCAGGAGCAGTAGACTATATTAGTGGCATCATAGCATCTATGCCAGTAAAACTATATAAGTATAAAGACGGTAAAGTAGAAAGTAAGGACGACGATCCGAGAGTAACTTTACTAAACGGAGATACAGGAGACACACTAGACGCTTTTCAAATGAAAAAAGCAATGGTAGAAGACTATCTACTAGGAAAAGGTGGATACGCATATATCAGAAGAAATAGAAATGACGTAACAGGACTATTCTACGTAAAAGATATATACGTAAGTGCTATACCTAACTTCAAACCAATATATAAAGACTTCTATTTGATAGTAGAAGGACAAAATTATCAAAAATACGAGTTTTTAAAATTGCTACGTAATACAAAAGACGGAGCTACAGGAATAGGACTAACAGAAGAAGTAGGAACAGCACTAGAGACAGCCTTCAATACGTTACTATATCAACTAAATATAGTTAAATCAGGAGGAAATAAAAAAGGCTTTCTAAAATCACAAAGAAAGTTAGGACAAGAAGAAATAAACGTATTAAAGCAAGCGTGGAACAACCTATACGCTAATAGTACAGATAACGTAGTAGTATTAAATAACGGGTTAGAGTTCCAAGAAGCTAGTAATAGCTCAGTGGAGATGCAATTAAACGAAAGTAAGAAGACATTACAGGACGAAATAAATAATATATTTCACATACACCCTGACGACTTCTATCTAACATTTAAAGAAGCAATATATCCAATAGTTAGGGCTTTTACAACAGCATTAAATAAAGACCTATTACTAGAAAAAGAAAAGAATAAAATGTTCTTCGAGTTTGACGTTAAAGAGATCCTAAAAGCAAACGTAAAAGAAAGATACGAAGCATATAAAACAGCTAAAGAAACTGGGTGGATAACTCTAAACGAAATCAGAAGACAAGAAAATATGAATTATATAGAAGGACTAGACGTAATCAACGTAGGACTAGGAGCAGTACTATACGATACAAATACGCATCAATTTTATACACCTAATACAGATACAACAGCTAATATAACAGACCAGCCAGAAAGTGCAATAGACGAAAACGCAGAAGCAGAAATACAAAAGTTATTACTAGATAAAGAACTAGATACAGAGTTCGAGCAAAGCGGAAATAGTTCAGATGTATAGAAGGAGGTGATAAAGTGAAAGTAAATATCAGAGCTGATAAAGTAGAAATAGAGGGATACGTAAACGCTATAGAGCGTGATAGTAAACCGCTATGGAGTAGAGTAGGACAATTTATAGAAAGGATATGTAAAGGAGCATTTAAAAAAGCATTAAAAAGAAATGACGACGTACATATCTTACTAAATCACGACTGGAACAGAGACTTAGGAAGCACTAAAGCAGGAAACCTACAATTAGAAGAAGATAATATAGGACTAAAAGCTAGAGCTACTATAACTGATCCAGAAGTAATTAAAAAAGCTAGAGCAGGAGAACTAGTAGGCTGGAGTTTCGGTTTCTCAGATAGAGACGTAGTAAACTCTATAAGAGACGGAATACCACATAGAGCAGTAAAAGACCTAGACCTAGCCGAAGTATCAATTCTAGATAAAAGAAAAAGCCCAGCTTATGAAGGTACTCTAATAAGTGCAAGATCAGAAGACGATATAATGCATTTTAGAGGTGAAGACTTCATAGACGAAGTGGACGTAAAAGAAGAAGCTCAGGAAGAATTACCAGTAAACCAAGAAGGAACAGAAGTAATTCAAACTGAGGAAGCATCTACACAAGATGCAGAGGTACGAGAAGAAGTATCAACAGAGGCAGAGCCTAAGCAACAAGAAATTGTTGATAAAAACATAGATTATTCAAAATATGAAGAAATCATAAAAGAAATGAAGGAGGAAAAATAACTATGGAAAAAGAATTAAACGAAAAAAAGAATGATCTTATTACTAGAGCCGAAGAAGTTCTAAATAAGGCTAAAGAAGAAAAAAGAGAGCTAACAGAAGCAGAAGCAGAAGAATTAGCAGAAATCAGAGATAATGTAAGACGCATTATTAAAACACTAGGAATTAAAGAAGACTTTGATAAAATGGAAGGAGGAAAACCAGTGGAAGAAAAAGAAACAGAAGTAGAAGTAGAAAAGGAAGAAAGAGCATTAAACGAAGAAAAAGCATTCGCTGATTATATCAGAGGAGTAGTAACTAACGAAAGAGCTACTAATATGACTTTAACAGATAACGGAGCAGTTATTCCTACAACAATAGCTAACCGTATTATCAAAAAAGTATATGATATTTCACCTATCTTAGAAAGATCAACTAAATATAACGTAAAAGGAAAATTAGAATTACCATTCTATGACGAAAGTACACAATCTATTAAAGTAGCATTTGCTGACGAGTTCACAGACTTAGAAAGCAATATCGGAAAATTAGATAGCATCACATTAGAAGGATACTTAGCAGGAGCATTATCTTTAGTATCTAGATCTTTAATCAATAACGCTCAATTCGATATCGTAGCTTTCGTAGTAGACGTAATGGCTTACGATATTTCTAGATTTATAGAAGACGTACTATTAAACGGAAAAGGATCAGTAACAGGTTTATCAGATTTATCTAATGTAAAAACTACAGCTAGTGCTACAGCTATTGATGCAGACGAATTAATCTTAGCTCAAGGACAAGTAAAAGACGTTTATCAAGATAACGCTATCTGGATTATGTCTCCAGCTACAAGAGATGCTATTCGTTCATTACAAGACAAAATGGGAAGATATTTATTACAAGACGATATCAGCTTACCATTTGGAAAGAGCTTACTAGGAAAACCTGTATATGTATCAGATAATATGCCAGATATGGAAGCAGGAAAGACAGTTATTTACTACGGAGATATGTCAGGACTAGCTACTAAATTCTCAGAAGACTTAAATATCCAAGTATTAAGAGAAAAATACGCTACTATGCACGCAGTAGGAGTAGTAGGTTGGATCGAGTTCGATAGTAAAGTAGAAAACGCTCAAAAAATCGTAGCAGTAAAAATGGCTAGCTAATAGAAAGGAACTAAATAATGTATAAAGCGTTAAAATCATTTGCTGGAGCAGTTTCAATGAGAAAAGATGAAGTAAAAGAAATTAACGATAAGGAAATCGTAAAAGATTTACTAAACGCTGGATACATTGAAGAAGTAAAACCAGCAAAAAAAGAAAAAAAAGTACAAGAAGAATTAGAAGACTAAAAAATATTATTTGTTGCTTAGGTAACTCCAAACAGAAGGAGGTAGAAAATGAATAGTATTTCAAAAGTAAGCGATATAACTACTAACGATATAGCCGAATATATCAGACTAGTAGAAGTATCAGAAGACGACGAAAAGACACTATCTAACTTATTAGAAATTGCTAAGACTTTTATATCAAATTATACAGGACAAGCAGACCTAGATAACTATCAAGACTTCGTAATAGTAGTATTGATACTTTGTCAGGATATGTGGGATAACAGGACGCTATATGTAGATAAAGCGTCTCTATCTTATCCAGTAGAGACAATTCTAGGAATGCATAGTATAAACTTACTATGACTAAAACAGTAAACGCAGGTAAGTATAATCGTAAAATAGTTATATATAAAATAGTAGAGGGTATAGACGACGCAGGCTTCCCAGCAAACGTAGAACAGGATATCCTAACTACATACGCAGAGGTAAAGACACTACGTGGCTATACCCTAATTACTAATAATAGCGACTTTGAGAAAGCATACGTAAACTTTACTATAAGATATTCGCAAACGGTAGAAAACGCATATTACAATAGCGAAAACTCTAATAGAGATATTTTAATAAAGTTCAGAGATAAAGACTATAAGATAGAATATCTAAACAATATAGACTACGCTAACGTAGAGTTAGAATTACAAGCTAAGGAGGTAACTCATTAATGGCTAAATTCGTAATGCAACTACCTACAGAGATCTTAAAAGATATAGAGTACATTAACGGAAATAGCGATAAAATATTTGGAGAAATGACTAAAGCAGGAGCAGACGTAACTATTAAGAACGTAAAGAGTAATATACCTAAGAGTTTCGCAAGTAGTAATATAATGAATTGCTTAAAAGTAACTAAAGTATATAAAACTCCAACAGATAACGGAATTAATACGAAAGTAGGCTTCTTCGGATATTTCACAAATAAAGACGGAGTAAAAACTCCAGCACCGCTAGTAGCTAACGTATTCGAATACGGATCAAGTAAGTTTACGAAGCAACCCTTTTTTAGAAGATCATTCAAAAAGGCACAAATAGAAAAAGCTATGCTAGAAGCTCAAAGAAAATTTAGTAAAGGACTATTAAATGAATAACGAACTACAAACAATATTTACTAATTTTGCAGTATCAGGAGTAATTATTCCTGTAGCGTTTCTAAAATATACAGGTAAAGCAACTACCTATATAACATATCAAGAAATACAGGACGATACTTCTTTTAGTGCAGACGACGAATTACAAGCCTACGTAACCTACTATGACTTTGATATATATAGTAAAGGTAATTATCTAACAATAATAGAAAGTGTAAAAGAAATATTAAAAGCTAACGGCTGGGAATGGCAACCTAGTATGACGTCTCAGGATCTATACGAGGACGATACAGGATACTATCATAAGACGCTATGCTTTGCAAAAATAAAGGAGGAGAACAATGGCTAAAATAGGAGTACAAAACTTTTTATATGGAATACTTACAGAAGCTACAGACGGAACAGCTACATACGGAGCAGGTAAAAAGCCTGGTAAAGCTGTAAGTTGTAGTGTAAGTATATCTAGTAATGATGCTAAATTATACGCAGACGACGGACTAGCAGAAAGTGATACAAGCTTCCAAAGTGGAACAGTATCAATAGAACTAGATAACGCAGATATAAGTACACAAGCAGAATTACTAGGACATACTGTAACAGGAGACGAAATGATACGTAACGCTAACGACGTAGCCCCTTACGTAGGTTTAGGACGTATCGTAACTAAAATGGTAGGCGGAGTATATAAATACAAAGTAGAATTCTTAAGTAAAGTTAAATTCTCAGAGCCTAGCCAAGAAAATACAACAAAAGGAGAAAGTGTAGAGTTCGGTACTACTACATTCGAAGGTATAGTATCTACACTAGCTAACGGAAACTGGAGTAAAACTCAAACATTCGATACAATGGAAGAAGCCAGAACTTATCTATCAGGTTTATTCGGAGAAGCTTCAGGAGAATAATAACAGGGTAGGTAGATAAGCCTACCCCTTTTTTTAATATAGGAGGAATAATGAAATGAAAGATAATGCAGGAAAAATAACATATAAAGAAAAAGAATATAAAATAGTATTTAATCTAAATGTAATGGAAGCTATCCAAGAAGAATACGGAACACTAGAGAAATGGACCGAGCTAACTTCTGGATTAGATCAAGAAGTAAACGTAAAAGCGTTAAAGTTCGGATATACTGAAATGCTAAACGAAGGACTATCTATAGAAGCAGAAGAAAACGGTACAGAATATAAACCAGTTACTCCAGCTTTCGTAGGTAGAATGCTTACAGATATCGGACTAGAAAATATGACTAAAAGTTTACAAGATACCGTAATAGAAAGCACTAAGACAGACGAAGGAAAAAACGCATAATTCCTGACGTTATAGACGAAGAAAGTAAACCTATAGATTTTACTTTCTTTTATTTCGTCGGGAAAACAAAACTAAATCTATCATTTAAAGAGACAGGAAGGCTAACGTATAGACTATTTAATAAACTATATCAGCATTACAAGAACGACTTCGACCTAGAACTACAAATGAAGGCTAAAAACGTAACATATAGCCAGCTATATAGTAGACAACAACAGGAAGAAGAATGGCTATAACTTTTCAAAAAGAAAATAAAAATAAAAAATGTTTCACGTGAAACATAGAAAGGACGGTGAAATATGGCTAGCTTTGGAGGATCAATAAAATTAACAGGAGCAGACGAGTATAAAAACGCATTAAAGCAAATAACACAAAGCTTACGAGAAACAGGATCAGAACTAACAGCAGTAGCAAGTAGATACGATAAAAATGATAGTTCTTTATCCACTTTAAAAGCAAAAACTACCGATTTAAACGGAGTACTAGCTAAACAAGTACAAGCCTACAACAGTTTAAAAGGCTCATACGATACTTTTAGTGCAAAAGTAAGCCAACAAGCCCAAGCACACGATAAATTAGTTCAAGAATACGAGAAAGAAAAGCAAGAACTAGAAAACGTCCGTAAAGCATCAGGAGAAAATAGCCAAGCTTATCAAGATCAACAAGCAAAAGTAAACGATCTAGCAACTGCAGTAGCTAAAAGTTCTCAAAATATGAACGAAAACGAGATAGCACTAAGCAAAATGAAGACACAATTAAACCAAGCAGAAGCTACCGTAAATAAAACTACTAAAGAAATAGACGAGCTAGGTAATGAAACCGAAGAAAGCGGAAAAAAAGCCGAGAAATCAGGAGAAGGATATACAGTATTTAAAAATATTCTAGCTAATCTAGGTACGCAAGCTATAAACTCAGCTATAAATGGACTAAAAAGTCTAGGAAGTGCATTCGTAAACGTAGGTAAGCAAGCCCTAGCAAGCTACGGAGAATACGAGCAGTTAGTAGGTGGAGTAGAGACACTATTCAAAGATAGTTCTGATATAGTTCTAGACTATGCAAATAATGCTTACAGGACAGCAGGGCTAAGCGCTAACGAGTATATGAGTACAGTTACTAGTTTCTCAGCATCATTATTACAAAGTCTAGGCGGAGATACAGAAAAAGTAGCAGAAGTCAGCGATATGGCGGTAACAGATATGGCTGATAACGCAAATAAAATGGGTACAAGTATGGAAATGATCCAAAACGCCTATCAAGGCTTCGCTAAACAAAACTATACAATGCTAGATAACCTAAAACTAGGATATGGTGGTACTAAAGGTGAAATGGAGCGATTACTAGCAGATGCAGAAAAAATAACAGGAATAAAATACGATATAAATAACCTAAATGACGTATATCAAGCTATCCACGTAATACAGGGAGAACTAGGAATTACAGGAACTACTGCAAAAGAAGCTGGGACTACTATTCAGGGATCATTTAACGCTATGAAATCAGCGTGGAGTAACTTACTAACGGGAATAGCAGACGACAACGCCAATATAGAAGACTTAGTACGTAATTTAATGCTAACAATAGCAGGAGACGGATCAGAAAGTAATCTAGGACTACTAGGAAACGTAATGCCAGCAGTAGAGAATATATCTAAAGGAATTATGAACGCACTACCGCAAATACTAAACGGAATAATAGCTATACTACCACAATTCCTAGACGCTGGAGTAAATATTATAAACGGACTAATAAACGGGATACAACAAAATATGCCAGCTATAATGAATGCTACTATGCAGATCCTAAATACTTTACTAACTACTATTATTCAAAATCTACCTAAGATACTACAAATGGGTATACAACTAATAGTATCACTAGTTCAGGGAATAGCTCAGCAACTACCTACACTAATACCGCAAATGATAGAAGCAGTACTAACTATGGTAGATACGTTACTAGATAATATAGACCTACTAATAGACGCAGGAATACAACTAATTATAGGACTAGCAGACGGTTTAATAAACGCACTACCACAGCTAATAGATAAAATACCAGTTATTATAGATAAACTAGTAAATGCTATAGTAAATAATCTACCTAAAATAATTCAAATGGGTATTACTTTAACAATTAAATTAGCAGAAGGACTAATAAAAGCTATACCGCAACTAGTAGCAAAAATACCTCAAATTATAACTTCACTAATAAACGGAATTAAGCAAAACTTTAAAAATATGATAAACATAGGAAAAGATTTACTAAACAAAGTAAAAGAAGGAATAACAAACGGAATAGGAAAACTAGGAGACGTAGGTAAAAATATAGTAAAAGGACTATGGGAAGGTATTAACAATGCTACAGACTGGATACTAGATAAAATAAAAGGCTTCGGTAAATCAGTACTAAAAGGAATAAAGAAAATATTCGGAATACATTCACCTAGTACAGTATTTAGAGACGAAGTAGGAAAAAATCTAGCACTAGGTATAGGAGAAGGTTTCACAGACGAAATGTCTAATGTAACAAACGAAATGCAAAACGCTATACCTACTAACTTTGATACGGATCTAAACGTAGGAAGCAATATAGCATCAGAAACAGGTAGCTATTTTAATATGGTAGAAGCATTTAAAGAAGCACTATCAGAAATGAAGATAGAACTAGACGACGAAACAGTAGGACGCTTCGTAGAAACAACCGTAACGAACGCAATATATAATTAATAGGAGGTGGTAAAATGAGAAATTATATAATTCTAAACGGAGTAAACTCTAATACAATAACAGGACTACTAATATCAGAGCTACCACCTATCACAAAACCTAAAATAAGAACTCAAACAGAAGAAATAGACGGACGAGACGGAGATATAGTAACTACGCTAGGCTACTCAGCATACGACAAAGAAATAGAAATAGGCTTATATGGAGACTTTGATATAGATCAAGTAATAGAATACTTTAATAGCGAAGGTACTGTAGTTTTTTCTAATGAAAGCGATAAATACTATAACTATCAAATACTAGGACAAATAGACTTTGAAAGACTAATCAGATTTAAAACAGCTAAAGTAAGAATGCACGTACAACCTTTCAAATATCCAGTACATGAAGAAACTATAACTATATCAGGAGAAACTACAGTAACAAACGCAGGAAATATATACGCTAAACCAGTTCTAAATATATCAGGATCAGGGACTATAGAAGTAGAACTAAACGGAATACAAATATTTAGTATAGACTTAGGAGAAAACGATACAGAAATAACTATAGATACTACAGAAATGCAAGCATACAACCCAGACACTACAGCTTTAATGAATAGACACGTAACAGGAGACTATAGCCTTTTTAAAATAGAAACTGGAGCTAATACAGTAGAAATAACAGGAAGCGTAACGAGTGCTACTATATCTAACTATACGAGGTGGCTATAATGATAAAAATATTTGAAGCATCAGATAAAGAATATACAAACAACGGAGAAATAGTACTACAAACTACAAAGGCTAAAGTACATAAAGAAGATAACGGAGACTTCTATATAAGTATAGAAGCTCCACTATCTTATATAGACTATCTAGTTCCTAATAATATCATAGTAGCCAATACACCACAGGGAGACCAAGCGTTCAGGATAACAAACGTAGAAAATACAAGAACTAAAATAAAAGTAAAAGCCTACCACGTATTCTATGATAGTGAAAACTATCTAATACAGGATAGTTACGTAGTAGATAAAAACTGTAACGACGCACTAGATCACTTAAACAGTTCTACAGATACTACAAGCCCTTTTACTACGATATCAGATATAACTAAAATAGCTAGTTATAGATGCGTAAGAAAATCACTATACGAAGCTATACAAGTATTACTAGAAAGATACGGAGGACATTTAGTAAGGGATAACTGGACTATAGGAATTAGAGACAGTATAGGACAAGATAACGGAGTTACTATCCAATACGGAAAAAACTTAAAAGATATAAAAGCTACTTATAACTGGGATAACGTAGTTACAAAACTAATGCCAGTAGGAAAAGACGGAATATTACTAAACGCTAATGATCCGACAGCTGACGTATATCTAGAAAGCGAAACACAGTACGACATACCATATACTAAAACTGTAACCTTCGACCAAAGCGAAATAGTAGAAGAAGACTATAAAGACGAAGATACAGGAGAAGTAGACGAAGACGCTTATATACAAGCACTAGTAAACGACCTAGCAGAACAGGGACAAACTTACTTAGATACTAACTCAGTACCAGTAGTAAACTACACATTATCAGCAAATGTAGAGAAAGTATCAGATATAGGAGATACTATACAAGTTATAGATCAAAAGCTAGGTATAGAACTAGAAACAAATATAATTAAATACGAGTACGACTGCGTACTAGATAAATATACTCAATTGGAGTTCGGAAACTTCATACCGACACTATCAGGACTAGTAAGTTCTATAGCAAATCAAACGCAACAAATAGTAGACGAAAGCACAGCTACATTACAAATAACACTAGGACAAGAACTACAAGAAGCACAGGATAAAATATGGAACGCTTTAGGATCTAGTTACGTTATCTACGAAGGAGATAAGATACTAGTAGTAGATAGCTTACCAAAAGAAACAGCTACAAACGTAATAATGATAAATAACGGAGGTATAGGTTTCTCTAACTCAGGAATAAACGGACCGTTTAATAGTGCGTGGACCATAGATAACGTATTAAATATGGAGCAAATAAACGTAATAAACTTAACAGCAGATTTAATAAAAGGTGGTACATTAAAACTAGGAAGTAACCTAAACCAAAACGGACAAATAGAAGTATACGACGAAGCAAACTCTTTAATAGCAGAACTAAATAAAAACGGACTAAAAATGTACGGAGTAGACGGATCATATATACTAATGAATAACACCGTAGGGTTTTCAGGATACGATAGACTAGGAAATCAAATATACTGGGTTAGTAAAGACGAGTTCCACATGAAAAAATCAGTAATAGAAGAAGAAATTACACTATGTAATAAAATGAGATTTATACCTATAGAAATCTACGATAGCAATAATAACCTAGTAAATGACGGAATAGGACTAGTATCAGTATCAGGAGGTGATAGTTAATGGCTAGTGCATCAAAAAGTACAACACTATATAACGCTAGAGGTAACGCTTATACATTAACCGCAAGTTTTAAAGAAAACAGTACTAGTGTATCAAATAATACTTCAAGTATTACGTGTACTGCTACTTTAAAATCTACTAACGCCTACTGGAGTTCAAGTGCTAATTCGACGCTAGTTATTTACTGGCACGACAACAAACAAAACTATGATAGAAAAGTAGCAAGTATAAACTTAAAAACAATAACACAGGGTGGATCAAAGTCAGCATCAGCTACAATAACAGTAACGCATAAAGACGACGGTACACTATCAGGATATGCTAAAGCAGTATTTACTAAAGGAGATACAAATAACTATACTCCAAAAAGTGGTTCAGTAAGTACCAATAATACCGCATTAACTACAATAGCTAGAGCTAGTCAGCCAACAGTAACACCTAGTACTTTTAATATTGGAGATACTATCACTATCAACACAAATAGAAAAAGTACAGCATTTACTCATACAATAACGCTATACTTTGGAAACTATTCGTATCAGATAGGAACAGGAGTAACAGATACTATAACATTTGATACTTCTATTATAGCGGACGAAATGTATCAACAAATACCGAATGCAAGTGTAGGAGTAGGAAACGTAACAGCAGTAACTTATAACGGATCAACTCAGATAGGAAGCAAAAACGTACTATTTTATGCTAACGTAACGAACTCAAACCCGACATTTAATACAGCATATCTAGATACAAACTCAACTACTACAGCTATTACAGGTAATAATCAACAAATAATTAGGAATAATAGTATATTACGAGTAAATATAACAAATGCAAAAGCTAAAAACTACGCTACACTAAGTACTGCAACTTGTTTAATAAACGGTGCTACCTATAACGCTACTATTAGCGGTACTAGTGCTACTTTTAATATAGGTACATTAAATATAGCATCAAATACAACAGCAGTAGTAACAGTAACAGATAGTAGAGGTATTTCTACAAGCCAAAATCTAAATATTACAGTGCTAGACTGGGTACTACCGACAGCGATTATAAGTTTACAAAGGGAAAACAACTTCTATTCAGAAACTAATATAAACGTAAATGCGGAATACTCCAGCTTAGACAATAAAAACACGATAAGTATCAAAGTAAGATATAAAGAAGTAGACGAAAGCACATACGGAAGTTATACAACGCTACAAGACGAAGTAACAACACAATTAACGCTAGATAATAATTTCGCTTGGAACGTACAAGTATTACTAGAAGATAAAATAGGAAGTACTACATATAACCTAGTATTAGATAGAGGTATTCCGATAACTTTCTTCGATAGACTAAAGAGAAGCGTAGGGATAAATTGCTTCCCAGCAGATAACGGAAGCCTAGAAGTATCAGACGAAAACATTCTAAAAAGAATAGCAGGATACGGACAGATAGCAAACCAAGTAACAGGAGACTGGGATACAGCCTGCGGAGACGCATCAGGTATTTATATGGGAAACGGACTAACACACAGCCCAAGCGGTAGCACAGTTTCTAACTGGTGGTGGGTAATACATATAGTACACAATGACAAATATCAAAGACAAATAGCTTACTCTTTTCTAAATAACTCAGAAATATATACAAGAATACAAAATAACGGTACTTGGAATACGTGGACTACAATAGCAGGTGGAGGCGGAGGCGGTACTTCTGACTATACAGCCTTAGTAAATAAGCCAAAAATTAACGGAGTAGAATTAAACGGAAATAAATCAGCAAGTGATCTAGGTATTTCTATACCTTCAAAAACAAGTGATTTAACAAACGATAGTAACTTTGTAGATAATACTACAACAGGAGATTTAAATAACTTATCAACTATAAGCAAAACTAACCTAGTTAGTGCATTAAACGAAGTAAACGGTAATATTCCTACTAATACTAGTGATTTAACTAACGATAGTGGTTTTATAGACAACTCATACCACGACAGCACTAAACAAGATGCGTTAGTAAGCGGTACAAATATCAAGACAATAAATAATCAAAGCCTACTAGGTAGTGGAAATATACATATATCAGGTGGCGGAGGAACAGCTATAGACGTTCAGATCAATAGTAATTCAATAATAAGTAACGACGTAGCTAATTTATCAGTAGAAGGTAACTATAATGCAAGTACAAATAAAATAGCAACTATGAGCGAAGTACCTACAACAAGTAGTATAGTTGATTTGATATATCCAGTAGGATCAATATACATTAGTACAAATTCAACAAGCCCAGCTACTTTATTTGGTGGCACTTGGAAACAAATTAAAGGTAGATACTTATTAGGTGCTGGTGGAAGTGCTGAAGAACAAAATAATAATGGAGTTCAAACATTAAGGGATAGTGATATAGGTAATAGTAACTGGTTTCCACTTGGAGAAACTGGAGGAGAATATTATCATAAATTAACTAATAATGAATTACCTAAATTAACAGGCCAATTCTGGAATGCACACTGGGCAAACGCAAATACTTACGCTAATGGTGTGTTTAAAGAAGTTAGCGGTGGAACAGACAATTACACAGGTACAAGTTCTAATTCAAGAGAATATTCAAAAATTCAAATGGATATTGGTAATAATGAATACCACGCTACATTATCTCCTTATTTAGCTGTAAATATATGGGAAAGAACAGCATAAAAAAGGAGAGTGAAAAAATTAAAGATAAAAGAAGGGAGGATAAATGGAAGCAGTAATAACAGCTGTAATATCAGGACTATGCGTAGCAGTACCTAGCGTAATAGCCACTGTATCAGCTAACAAAAGAAATAACGATCTAGTTTTATTTAGAATAAACGAACTAGATCAGAAAGTACACGAACATAATAACTTAATAGACCGAATGTATAAAATAGAAAATAGAGTAACTATTTTGGAGGAAAATAAAAAAGACTAGGTGGTGAGCCTAGTCTTTGTCAGGAAGTCATTAAAGAAAGAGTATTTTATAATGAGAGGTGCGTACGCAATAATAGTATGAACTAATCAGAAATAAATAATACGAACAGGCTAGGAATTATCCTAGCCTTTTTTATTTTTACTAATATACTATAGCCTACAGGCTAACATAAGTTAGTAAAAAATAATTTCTATATTATAGTCTCTATCACAGTGTATTTCTTTAATTAAATTACGCCATAAAGTACGCTTATTTTCTCTATTCATAATATCGTAGCCGTTTCTCCAGCCACTAGATAAAAACGCCGTTAAATGAGAAGTATCGGCACTTTTAGAAGGAGATAACTCCAACTTTTTTATTTTACTTTCGGTTTTTTCATAAAGACGATCATACTCAGCTACAGAAATACGCTTTTTCATAAAGATATAATTTAAGTTATCAAGCTCAGCACGTAAAGACTTTATTTCTTTTTCAATATTTACATTATCCGCAGGCTCAACAGATTTAATATAAGCTATACGATCAGATACTAAAGTTTCTATATTTTCTAGTAGATATTTTTCTATCAAGTTTTCACTACAGCTTTTATTCATACTACACCATTTAGAAATGTAGTGCCTATTACAACGATAATAATAGTAGTAACGACCTCTATATAGAGTTCTAGTACCAGTAAGTAGCTTTTTACACTCAGGACAACGAATAAGACCGCTAAATATATAAGTAAACTTTTTATCTCCAGTACGGATATTTTTAGTTATAAGTTTCTGTATTTTATCAAAAGTATCTTTATCAATATACGGATCTACAAAATTATCATTATTACGATACTTACCTATATATATTTCGTTTTTTAATAAGTGGTTGTATACTTGATAACTCTTTTTTATATCATATTTTTTATTTATAAGATCAGTAACAACACGTATAGACTGGTATTTTAGAAAGTAATTAAAAATATCCATAACTATTGGAGCTTCGTCTTCGTCTTTAACCATACGTTTTATTCCGTCTACAGTAGCTATCTTATAACCTAGAGCAGTAACTCCAGATATAACCTGTCCTTCTTTGATTTTATACTCAAATACAGAGCGGATACGTTCCGACGTTTTTTTTATTTCACGCTCAGCTAACGATACCTTTAATTGAAACATAAAGAGACCGTCAGCGTCCGTAGTATTTATATCTTCTTCTTCTATAGCTATCATACTAACGCTATTTTTTTGTAACGTAGCTAGCATTTTATTAGCTTCTAATACATTACGAGAAAATCTATCTAGACGAGTAAATACTATAGCATCTATTTTATCTAAACTATTAAGAAGATCCAGAAGTCTAGGACGTTTCATATTAGAAGCAGTAAAGCCTTCGTCTATAAACATATCTACAAGTTGATAATTTTTTAATTCACAATACTTTTTTATTTTATCTACCTGAGCGTCTATAGAATATCCGTATTTTTTTTGTTCCTCAGTAGATACCCTAGCATATCCGCCGACACGTATAACTTTTTTCAAAAAGAAAACCCCCTAATGTTTACAAATAGAAAATAAAGTACATAATATTACTAACAATTTAGAAAGGAGTAATAATATGGACGTAGATAAGTTCTTTAAGATCCTATTCGAGCTAATAGCAGAACAGGAGCAAGTAAAAATAGAATACCAACTTTTAAAAAATAACGATAAAGTTTCAAATAGCTAATTATCTATACTATCTAGATATATTTTCATAATTTTACGATAGAGTTCTTCTTTTTTCTCAGTAGGAAGATCACTATTAAAAAGAGCATCAATACGAGAGATAACGTCTACTGCGTCGTCAAAATTACTAGTCTCTATACCGAAGTACGAGATATCTATTTCGAAGACTTCACAGAAACGCTTTAAAGTATTAAGCGTAAGACTACGCTTACCAGCCTCAATATTGCAAATAGCAGGACGAGATAAACCTACCTTATCCGCAAGTTCGTACTGCTTCCAGCCACGAAGAATACGAAGTTCTCTAATTTGTCTACCTATACGTTTATGATTTATCATATAAAAAACCTCCTATCTTATTATGTAACAATAATATCAAAAAAGTTACATTAAGAAAATAAAAAAGTGTAAATATAAGAAAATAATTACCAAAATATAACAATAATTTATTGACATTATAGAAACCGCTTTCTATAATGAAAATAGAAAGGAGTAACGAGAATGAAAAGATTTAATCTAAAAAGTTTCCGAGAGAAACAAGAACTAAATCAGCTAGAAATGGCTCAAAAACTAGGAATATCTAAAAGCTATTACGTAGCGATAGAACTAGGAAATGCTGATCCGTCCTTTAGAGTAGCAGAAGCAATATATACTAACTTCCACGATAAATACGAAGATATATTCGAACTATTAAAAAAAGGAGTTTAAATATGGAGAAAAAATATCAAGATGCACTGGTACTACTAAGCGAATTATTAAGTAAAAAAGATAAAGAAAAAGAAATAGAAGCATTACAAAGAGAAATAAAAGAATTAGAAAGTTATAGAAAAGAGGATATTTAATGAAAACAAAAGTTACAAAAAATCAGACAGCTAGCGTAGGTAAATATAGCTACCAATACGTAGACATAGCACAAATACACGAATACTTAGAAGCTAATAATATGAGCTACTATCAATATATAGATAGGATAGACGGAGACGACTATATAATGACGGTAAAGATCATAAACGGAGAAGAACAACCAGCACTAAGAGGAGCTAGAGTAGTAGACGCTACACTAATAGGAGTAAATAACCCAGCACAACAACAGGGAAGTGCATTAACATACGCCAGAAGATATAGTTTACTAATGGCTTTCGGACTAGCTACAGAAGACGACGACGCTCAAAGCCTAAGCGAAAAAAAAGAGCCTACGCAAGAAGAAGCAGATAACTATAAGCTAACATTCGGTAAGTTTAAAGGAATGACACTAAAAGAAGTATCAGAAAAAAAACCAGACTATATAGACTGGCTACTAGGAAACGCTAAAGACGAATATATGATAAAACTAATAGAACTAGCTACAGGAAGAAAAGTATTATCAGAAGAAGAACAAAAAGAAATATACGATTTACTTACAGTATTTCTAAAACTAGTAAGTAAAGCAGAAAAAGAAGACGAAACTTTCAATAGAGAACAAATCTACGAATACTATCAAACTAAAGACTTAAATAAAGAGCAACTAGTAGATGCAATAGAAAAACTAAAACAAAAGGTAGGAGGATAAAATATGGAGACAAGCTGGAACGTATACGACTATCCAGATCCGCCAGAAGAAAAGATTAAAACTATCAAAGGTAGAATGTATTTAGAATATAAGTTCGAAATGGAAATACCAGAAGACTGGGATCTAGCGGACATAAAAGAAGATATGTACGAAAATCTAAGCGACTACCAACAGGACCTAGACGACTTAGACTTTGATATATAGGAGGTACTATATGGAAGAAAAATATAAAATACTAGTAAACTATCTAAAAGACCTTATAGAAGAAAACGACGACTACGTAAAACTAGTAACTAAAGAAGATATCAGAAGAATACTAAAAGCATTGGAGGAATTAAAATAATGAATACAGCAGTAACAATTACATTAATAATTTGTATAACACTAATAGCAATTACATTAATAGGAAGGAGAAAGTAAATGAATAAGTGCATCATAACAGGAAGAATAGCTAACGATTTAGAGCTAAGATCAACTAGCACAGGTAAAAGTATATGCGAGTTCAGACTAGCTACTAATAGACCAGTAACTAGAGACGGAGAAAGAGTAGCGGACTTTATAAACTGTAGAGTATGGAATAAACTAGCCGAAAACCTAGTAAAGTATCAAACTAAAGGAAGCCTAATAGCAGTAATAGGTAGAACTCAGGTAGATGCTTATCAAGATAAAGAAGGAAATACTAAATATATTAACTATGTACTAGTAGAAGAATTAGAGTACCTAGAAAGAAAAAAAGATAATAACGAAAAAGAAAAGAAAGATAGCTACGATCCATTTAAAGAGTTCGGAAAAGAAATAGAAATAGAAGATAGCGAACTTCCATTCTAGGAGGTACTATATGGACCTATATAACGAATTAGAAAATAAAATACAAGAGTTAGAGATAAGCATCAGATCACTACGTAAGACAGGAAATAACTACGCAGAAGCAGAAAGAGACTATAAAATACTATTAAGAAAAGAAGTGTTAAAACTAAGAGACGAAGGACAAGCAATAGGAGTAATAACTCTAACTTGCTACGGAATACCGTCAGTAGCCGAGGCTAGATTTAAAAGAGACGTAGCGGAGACTATTTATAAAGCAAATCTAGAAGCGATAAATAGCATCAAACTACAACTAAGACTACTAGAAAGCCAAATACAAAGAGAGTATGGTAGCCAAGTATCACAATAAAAAAGCTAAATATGACGGTTATACCTTCGATAGCATCAGAGAAAAGAATTACTATATAAAACTAAAACTATTAGAGAAAGCAGGAAAAATAAAAGAACTGGAGCTACAAAAAGAGTATGAACTCCAGCCAAGCTATAAACTAAATAATAAAACAAGCCGAAAAATCACGTATAGAGCCGATTTCACGTACAAAACAACCGAAGACAATAAAATGCACGTAATAGACGTAAAAGGCTACAGAACGGACGTTTACAGGCTTAAAAAGAAACTATTCGAGTATAAATATAAAATTGAAATAGAGGAGATATAAATATGAAAAGACTAGAAACAATAGAAAACGAAGTAAAGAAGATCCTAGAGAAAGAGCCACTAGCTAGAAAAGACGATATGTACCTATACTATATTTACTGTACTAAATACGGAGTACTAAATAGTAAAGCATTCGTACAGCTATTTTATAGCAAGAACTTTAGAAAAGAGTACGATATTCCAGTATTCGAAAGCGTATCAAGAGCTAGAAGAAAACTACAACAAGAATACGAATATCTAAAACCAGAAAAGAAAGTACAAGATGCAAGAATAAATAAAGAAGCCGACTATATCAGATACGCTATAGACGATAGTAGAAGCTCAAACTTTAAAAAGTTTATAGATCAGGAGTAAAAGGTTTCAAATAGAAAAGATAGGAGGAAAAATGAAGGACTATAGAGGACTTTATAAATGACTAAAGAAGAAAAAGAAGTATACGAAAAGACCATAGAACTATATAACGGACAATGTGCTATATGTAGAAATACAAATATCCATTTACACCATATCAGATATGGAGGACTTCAGGGAGGGAGAAAAACATACCTAGGAAACGTTATACCATTATGTAAAAGGCATCATGATTTAGTACATACAAACAAAAAAAAATATATGCCAGAGTTAATTAAAATGATCGACGAAAAGTTACAAAAAGAAAATAAATTATAAAAAATTACTGACATGGTATAAAAAAATGCTATAATGTTTCTAGACTTAAAATAGAGAAGGAGAAGAAGCATGGCTGTATTAAGAGTAAACAAAACAAAAGATTATACCGTTATGAGTAATTATCACTTTAAAGAAAAGGAAATGACACTAAAAGCCAAAGGACTTTTAAGTCAGATGCTATCACTTCCTGACAGCTGGGACTATTCCATAGCTGGACTGGTAGCGATCAATAAAGAGAACGAAAGCTCAATTAAAAGTACTTTGAATGAGTTGAAAAAGTTCGGATATTTAAAAGTGACTAAACTCATGCCGAACGAAACAAAGACAGGAAGAATAGAATACTTATACGATATTTACGAAAAACCATACCCAATACAAGAAGCAGAAAAACAAGAGACAGAAAAACAAGAGCTAGAAAATCAACCGCTTGAAAATCAACCGCTAGAAAATCAACGACAATATAATAATATAACTAAAGAATTAAATACTAATGAATTAACAACTAATGAATTAATTATTAAAGAGAATATTCCGTATCAGGAAATTGTAAGCCATTTAAATAGCATGGCTGGAACAAACTACAGAGCATCTAGTAAAAAGACTAGAGAACTAATCAGAGCCAGAATAAACGAAGGATATACATTACAGGACTTTCAATTAGTCATAGATAAAAAAGTCAGAGAATGGATCAACGATAATAAAATGAAGGGATATATAAGACCAGAGACCTTATTCGGTACAAAGTTCGAAGGATATTTAAATCAGCCAGTAAAAGAATTAACTACCAAAGATCTTACACCATACACAGACTTTAGCGACTTTTATACGGAGTAAAAAGTTTCAAAAAGAAAAGGAGAAAGAATATGAAAATAGAAGAAGCAATAAAAGGACTAAACTTTTTAGGACTAGCATACGGAAAAGAATACAGCCAGCTAGAAGCTCAGCAAGTTTACGAGTTCATAAAGGAGTATGACTACGAGACATTTATCAGAGCGACTAAGGACATTATAAGGACTTCGAAGTTCTTACCAAAGATAGCGGATCTTATAGAAGCCTGCGAGAAGCAAAAAGAAGCAAAAAGAGTAGAAGTAATAGATTATATGAAAGAATGCGGATATTTTTACTTATCATATAGACCAGAGCATAAGTTAGACGAAGAACACGCTACTAGAAACTATTTAAAAGTAAAAACATTCATAGAAAGAGGAATTATTCCAGACTGGCTACAAGAAGATTTAAAATATTATTATAACAAGATGCGCCACAGCCAGTTAGAAAACAAAACAAATAAATTATTAAGCTAGATATCATTCTAGCTTTTTATTTTCAAATAGTTAATATAAAAAAGAAAAGTTATTGTAATTGTAAAAAAAGTTATTGCATTTTAGGAACTTTTAAGTTAAAATTAAAAATGTAAGAGGTTACAAAAAGAAAAAAAGGAGGAAATATGAAAAAGAAAAAGTTTAAAATAATCGACATTTACGAAGTATCAGAAGAATATATGAAAAAAAACAATTTATATAACCCAGTCAGAATTAAAATGTACTGGTATGAAAGCCAACAAATAATAGAAGGCGGACTAACAAAAGAAAGAGCAGAAAAATATAAGATAGGAGATATTGTTTATGAATAAATATGCAGAATTAAAAAACAAATTACAAAAGGAGTTTGACGAGTTTCCGTTCGGCTTTGCATTCAGTAACGAACAGTTCGAAAAAATGAAGCAAGAATTAGGAGTTAAAGACAACAGCGAATTAATCAGTATAGGAGCAGGAGGCTTTATCAGAAAGACAGACGAAAAAGCATTAGACGAACTAATCAACGGAAAAGAAAAAAGAATGAAGGAAGCAATAGCAGAAGACGAAACAGGAGAAGGCTTCATAAAAGATATGTTTTTATACGAGCTTGCAAATCACGAGTATTGTATCACTTATGATTTAAGAGACACACTAGAAGCGTTAGACTTAACAATAAATGAAGTCATGGAAGATCCAAGATTAAAGTTAGGTTTAGAACTTGCAAGAAACGAATATTTAGCAACTCCAGAGAACTATTAAGACTAGATTATTCTAGTCTTTTTATTTTCAAAAAGAAAAGAAAAGCCAAAAATAAGTACTATTCGGAAATAACCAGCATATATTGTATTGTGAGGAGGTGATAAAAAGCATCTGTTTAATCAAACATCAATTTAAGAAGGCATCTGTATTCATTCATTATTCATTTTTCCTTTTTTCCTTTTAGAGACCTTTTTTATCAGTTTAGAGGTGGTTTATTTTGATTAATTTAATTGACGGACTGGAAACATTAGAAGCGGTGAAATTAGACGAAGACGGGAACGTATTTATCTTTTATACGGTAACAGACGACTTCATGCTAGAATACGACTTACATTATAAGCACCGAGTTTATGAAATCAACTTATACGGATCAGAACGACCATGCTTTACAAGTTATGCTATAGCAGTAGAGCCAGACGAAGACTAGAGCTTTTCTCTAGTCTTTTTTTAATTGACGTAAAGAAAAATATTTTATGAAAACGTTTTCTTTTTTTTATTGACAATGTTGACAAAATATGGAATAATTAAATCATGAAAGGAAAGAAAAGGATATGAAAAAAATATTATTAGAAACTAATAGAAGTGGTTATAGCACAGATCAAGTAGGACACACATTAACAGCAGGAGAACTAATCGGAATGTTAATGGACTTCGACGAAGACACTCCAGTATATTTCAGCAACGATAACGGATATACTTACGGTAGGTTAGACTGGGAATGCATCAGAGACGAAGAAGATCCAGAAGAAGACGAAGAAGACACAGAGGAATAAAAGAGGTGAAAATATGAAGGAACAATTAGAACACGCTATAAACGAGTTTGAATTACAATTAATGAATAACTATAGCTGGTATGAAGAATACAAAAGAATTTTAAAAAGATATTATCATTTAGACAAAGAATTAAAGGCTATTGAATTATATAACATAATCAAGAATACTTTTTACTGGGAGATTCAGAAAGACGAAACCATGAATATTTTAATAGCCTATAATGGAGACATTGAAGAAGTAGAAGGTTTCGAAAATATACAAATGTATATTGACGAAGATCTTAAAGAATTAGAAATGTAAAAAAGGTTTCAAATAGAAAAGAGGTGATAACTTGAAATTAGTACAACAAAAATATTTTACAGCATCAGGAGAAGCTAAAGTAAATTGTTATAAAATAACAATATCAAAGAAGCACATAGAAAAAGCAGGCATCAAAGAGAGCGACGATCTGGAAGTATATGTAGAAGGAGATAAAATAATAATCAGAAAGAAGAAATAAAGGCATGAAGAAAAAACTATTTTTAATAGCTTTATTATTAATGTCAGGAGTGAAGGAAGTTAGAGCGGAGGAAAACAGATATACAGTAACATACGAATACGAAACTAGGCTAACTTCCTACTATCCAAAGAAACCAGTAAGCCCGACTGGGTGCGGACTAGGTATAGAAGACTTCGGAGTAAACGAGTACGGCTGGTATACCTATAAAGGTAAGTTAGTAGTAGCAACAGCTACAAACTATCTACTTAATTACGGTTGGAGATATTCAAACGGAGTAAGACTATATAACTACTACGACGTATTGATCCTAGAAATAGACGGAGTAGAATACGAAGCAATAGTACTAGATAGTTGCGGTATTTGTATGACTACAGGAAGAATAGACCTATTTGTAATAGGACCAGAAGCAATTAAGGATACGCAGATCAAAGTAAAAGAAGTAGTAAATAACGAAATGGTATAAGACTAGAGATAATCTAGTCTTTTTTCTTTACACTTGACACTTATATTATAAAAAAATACCAAAATATAACAATTTATAATTGACTTTAAGTAAACGCTTTCATATAATTAAATTATAAAAGGAGAATAAAAAATGAAAAGAAGAAAGTTAAGAGCGTGGGTTAAGGTTGTAGTAGTTATCATACTAATTATAATATTGTCAGCTATACAATGGCATCTAATGGAGGAAACAGAAAACGAGATAACAAACTGTACGGAAGAAGGATATACAAGAAGCTATTGTATACAAAAACTAAAATAAAGGACATAAGCGAGAAACGTTAATATGAATAAAGATATAAGAAAAAAAAGATACGAGCTTCTGATAAAATCAAAAAATCTAAGAGAATTAAGCACGATGCAAAAATACGAAAAAGGAAAAGAACTAAGAGATAAACAAGACGAAATATATAAGAAGTATAAGTTCTACGATAATATAATAAAATCAATGGAGAAAAATAATGAAAGATAAAATAAAAAATAAATTAGGGTTGCTACTAGATCCAGTAAGACTAAGAATGAAAGTAAATACCCTAGAGAATAAAAACGAGTATTTACAATGGAGCATAAAAGAAGGTTTATACTATCTATTTATGAATAATATAGAAAACGAAGAAGAAGTACAAAGATTAAGAGAAGAAAACAAAAAATTAAGACAAAAAAACAAAGAATTAAAAAATAGAATAAAATAGGAGGAGTTATGATAGAGGAAATTAAAAACTTACTAAGAGAAACAACAGTAGAAGAACTAATAGCCAAATACGACGTAGAAATTACAGAAGGCACTATGATAATCAATAAAAAGATACCAGTAAAAGACTTCGTAAGACTAAAGACTAACATAAGAAAAAGAATGACTATAGATAATATCATAGTAGACGCAGATAAATGAAACATTTTAAAAGAATAAAAAAAATAGATATATTAACGATACTAATACTATTTATACTGATAATGTATTTGTTAATCAAAAGTAAATAAAAGGGAGTGGTAAATTGTTATTTGAAGAATACGAAATATATAAAAATAAGCACTATGAAGTACAAAGGAAATATAACGAGATATTAACCGAAAAAGAAGATTTATTCTCAAAGACACAGCCGAAAGCAACTAGAATAACTGGAGAAAAGACAACAGGAGGAAAAAGAGTAAATGCATTCGACGAATACTTGATCCAGAAAGAAAAGAAAAATATAGATCAAAGACTAAAAGAAGTAAAATCTATATTAGACGATAGAGAAAAACTAGTTAAATTAAAAGAGCAAGAATTAAGATTAAGTAATAACCCTTACGACAAGATATACAGATGCAGATACATAGATAGACTAACAATAGAAAAAACAGCTAGGATATCTAGTTATAGTAGAGCATCAGTATTTAACATACTAAAAAAAATAAAGAAAAGAATAAATGATATAAAAACGGAGGAGTAAATATGAATATATCAATAGAAGAAATGCCAAGAGAGATAGATAGATTATTAGAAGAAAATGAAAGACTAAATAATATCATAAATAGAACTACCAAATATGTAGAAAGTTTAAGTAGTAGTGGTAGAGGTTGTGATATTTATGAAGATATTAAGCAAGAGATTTTAAAAGAACTAAAAGGAAAAAACAATAATGAATAATGAGATATGGAAAGATTTAGTTGGATATGGGAATAAATATGAAATTTCTAATTTAGGAAATGTAAGAGTAAAAAAAAATAAAAAGATATTAAAACAATATACACACAGAAAATATAAATATGTTGGTTTATATTATGATGGTAAAACTCATAATTCTAGAGTTCATAGATTAGTAGCAAAAACATTTTTAGAAGATTATACAGAAGAATGTTTAGTTATGCACTTAGACAATAACCCTGCCAATAACAATTTAGATAATTTGAAATGTGGGACACAAAGTGAAAATATGCAACAATGTGTAAGAGATAATAGGTTTTATAGACCAGTAAAAAAAGTAAAGCAATATGATTTAAAAGGCAACTTTATAAAAGAGTGGAACTCACAAACTGATATACAAAATGAATTAGGATATAAGCAAAGTTTTATAAGTATGTGTTGTAATGGAAATAAACCTACTGCTTATGGATATAGATGGGAGTTGAGCAAATAGTGAGTGAAGAACAAATGAAATACATTGCTAATTTAATGTTACGAGTTTTAGAACAAGATGAAGAAATAGAAAGACTAAATAATATCATAGATAAAGCAATAGAATATATGGATAATTTAAAAATTGAAGATTTTTCAACTAGAAGTCAATATGGATATCTTTTAGTTGATTACAATAGATTAGTAAGTATTTTAATGGGAAAACCAAGATTTACTAACGAAAAGGAAAATAATTAATGTATGAAATAACAATTGAAACACCAAAAGGAAATATAAGATTTAATTTAGAAAGTCTGCAAGACTTAACAAAATATTTATTAAAATATCCTGATTATACAGGAGTAAAAGCAAAACAATTAAAGAAGGAAAAGAAAAAGTAATTTGCAATAAAATATAAAATGTGGTAATATTAAGTTGGTATGAAAATACCTTGCCCCTTTTTATTCTTACGCTACCTTTGTAGGTAGCACCTAGATAGTAAGTTATGAATACAACTCATTTAGTCTTTTAGGAGTTGTTACCCTTTAGATACTTATTATCTAGGTGGTGCTTATAAAAATAAGTGATTTTGGTAGATGCTATCTCTAGTAGGTAGCATTGAGTAGATATATATTAACCTATAATTACACTTTTAAGGTATTAGGAAAGTGAAGTCTAGTCTAGCAAATATATCTATTCAATGGTACTTATAAAGAGTACCTAAACTATCTATATTTATATTTTTCAAAATTAGTAAAAAATGCTTTATAGGAAAAATGTAAGTAGCATAGAGTAGATATGAAAATGGCAGTTTCTACAAGTTCAGGATTATATCTATTCTATGGTGCTTATTAATGGCACGATAATTATCATTTATCCTGTTAGAGAAGTAATATTGATTACTTCTTTATTTTGTGTTAAAATGTAGTCAAAGGATAAAGAGTATGGATAGAAATAATATTTTAAAAGTTGTGATTGACAATGGAAGGACATTAAGAGGAATGTATCAGGAACTCTTATGCCCTTTTTTTAATGAAAAAGAGATAAGATTTTGGAGGAACTTATTATATCAGTTAGAACTTGAAGAATGGAAGAAAGACAGGATATGGGAGTATCTAAATGGAGATATAGAGATAGAGGAGTTAATATTAATATATGCAAGAAGTATCAAAGTTAATGATAAGGGATTTTAACATAAGAAAACTTGGATATGACTTTATGGGATATAATGTAAACAGAAATAGTAGTTTATCTTTTCATCACTTAATAGTACCTAAAAGAGAATGTAGGAAACAGGGATTAGGAGATGGATATAAATATTGGAATGGTGTAATACTAGTACAGGATACATCTCACGAATATTTACATCTAATTGAGCAGTATGACAGGGAAATGTTTGAAGATATTACAATGCAGATGATATTTCAAAAGATGAAAGGACATTTGGATGTAGAGAACCTATTAGAAATTAAAAAGATGCTATTAGACTTTGAAAGAAGATTTGAAGGATTACATACATCTAAAGGTAGAGTTTTGATAAAAGATAATTACATCAATGGTAGATTTGAAAGATTTTAAATATAATGTTATAATTAAAAAGGTGATAATATGATAAAACTAGATATACAAATGTTTGGAGGCAGAGGTGCTTCTTCTAGTAGCAATATAAATGTAAAAATAACAAATAGAACAAAACAATGGACAAAAAAAGCAAGAGATGAATACAATAATCCAACAGGATATAGATTAAGTGATAATGTAGAAATAAGAAAAGAATTATCAAATAGATTAGATATTACATCATTTGATAATGCATTATATGTAAACAATAAATATATTATGAGCAATACAGGTGGATATACAATGTCATATTTAAAAGAACTAGGTGGAATATATCAAGATGCATTAGATGGTGGAATTAAAGACCCTTATGTTTCATATAATCAATATAAGGGAACAATATATATAAGAGATAGAAAAACAGGGAAAGAATATAATTTTAGGAGATAAATATGTTACAAATAGAATATGTAAACATAGATACTTTAAGATTATATGATAAAAATGCAAAGTTACATCCACAAAGTCAAATAGACCAAATAAAAGCATCTATTGAAGAGTTTGGTATGAATGACCCTATAGCAATATGGAATAATGAGATAGTAGAAGGTAATGGTAGATACCTTGCTTGTAAAGATTTAGGATTAAAAGAAGTACCTGTAATTAAGTTAGATTATCTAACAGATGAGCAAAGAAGAGCATATTTATTAGTACATAATCAATTAACAATGAATACTGCTTGGGATTTAGATATGGTACAGGATGAGATAAACAAAATCCTAGATATAGATATGGAAAAGTATGGATTTGATATAGAAGTACCTGAAATAGAAGTACCTGAAATAAAAATCAATGAAAGAGAAAGAACCAATGAAGCATATAACCTAGAACTATTTGATGCAGATGCCTGTGATGGTAAATACCAAATGCCTATTATAGAGAATGATAATTATGTACCTAAAGATTTGATGGGATTTAATTATGCTAAAACAAGTGAAAACAAGAATGTAGGAATACATTTTTATCTAGATGATTATCAATTTGAAAGAATATGGAATAATCCACAAGAGTATGTTGAAGTATTAGGAGATTATGATTGCATATTAAGTCCTGATTTTAGTTTATATATGGATATGCCTATAGCAATGAAGATATGGAATATATATAGAAGCAGACTAATTGGACAATATTATCAAAGATGTGGAATAAAGGTAATACCTACAATAAGTTGGGCAGAAGAAGAAACATTTGATTTTTGTTTTGATGGAATACCTGAAGGAAGCATAGTATCAATAAGTACAATTGGAGTAAAAAGAAATACAGATGCACTAAAGATATGGAAAGATGGAATGGATGCAATGATTAAAAAGATAAAACCATCTAAAATACTAGTGTATGGTGGTAAATTAGAATATAACTATGGAGACATAGAGGTAATATATTATGAAAATAAAGTAACAGAGAGGATGAAGAAGAATGATTAAACTAGACATTCAAATGTTTGGAGGCAGAGGTTCTAGTAGTAGCAATGCAGATACAGAACCTAAAAGTGCAACTTTTACAACTGCAACAAGAAATATGGATGAGGATGGTAGAAGAGAAGATATAGAAGTAAAGGGTGTTACTTTTAGATATAAAACAATAGATGTTGGTGTATTCAATAGTGAACAAGAAGCATATGCAAAAAACAGACCATATTTAGGTAGGGCAGGTAGTAGTAAATATGTAGCAGTAGTAAGAACAAATAATGAAACAAATGGGGCAATGATAACAACAGGTTCAACTAGAAAAGAAGCAATAGCAAATGCTAAAAACATAATAGATGAAAGAAAAAAACAAATATTGAAAGCAATAGGTAGATAGATATGTTAGATTTAGATATCCAAAGATTTGGAGGTAGGGGTGCAAGTTTTAGTAATAGCATAATAAAAAGAACATTATATCACGGAAGTCCAAATGCTAACATAGAAAGTTTTGATATATCTTTATCAGGATTAAATACATCATCAGGTGAATATGGTATTTATTTTACAGATAGCAAACAATTTGCAGATGATTTTAGTTATGAAAGAATAGAAACAGATAGTATGTTTTTTGATAAAAAAGGTGCAAAAGGTAGAGTTTATAATGCTAAAATAAATGTAAATAAACCATTGGATTTTGCAAAAGTAAAAGATTTTAAAGAGTTATATAAATATGCAAGTCCTATAGGTAAGTTAGATGGAGAAGAAGCATTTATACAAAATATGAAAAGATGGCAACAAATAGGGAACCACCAATTAATGAAGGGTAATATAGATTTGAAGAAAATTGCTAAAAGTAAAAAGTATGATGTAGTAATAGCAAAATTAAATGTACAAGGTAAAGAAAGAGAATATATAGTGTTTGATAACAAAAGAGTTAAGATGATTTAGGAGGTATATATGCTAAAACTTAATATACAACTATTTGGAGGCAGAGGTGCTACATCATCAACAGGCAACTATGATATGTCTTTAGAATATTATGTAAGTGGTCAAGGAATGTGGATAAATAACTACTTAAGAGGATTAGATGATGAGATAGACTTTACTGATGATGATAAAGTATATTTAAAAGAACTAGATATACTTACTAATGACAAAATAAAGGATGAAATATTATATAGAACCACAGATGCAAGTGCAATATTTGGAAATATGACAGATGGTGAATATGCAAATATGGTAGAAGAACTAGTATATGGAGTTTATTCAAAAGGAAATGGTGCATATTCACAAGGTATAGCAAAACAAGTAAATAACAGGATAAACAATGCCATTAATAAAGACCATACAGAAAAAGGATTTATGAGTACAACAAAGAGTTTAGGAATAGCAGAAAATAACAAATACTTTTTTGGTAGTACAAAACCAATCATTATGGAAATACATACAAATAAAAAGACTAGAGGATTGGATATAATGAAGAAACCTACTAAAAGGATAAGAGAGGTAGAAGCAAGAGACCCACAAAAAGAGGTATTACTTGCAAGAAATCAAAAGTATAAAGTTGAGAGTGTAGGGAGTAAGAATGGTAATATATATGTGAAAGTGAGGTTAAAATAATGTTAGAGTTAAATATACAATTATTTGGTGGAAGAGGTGCATCAAGTAGCAAAGGTAAGATACAAAAAACAAGCAAGAAAGCAGTAGCAAAAGCAAAAGAACCTGAAGAAGAAAGTTACTATGATAATGAAAATGTAGCAGACTATGGTAGTTGGTGGCAAGATAATGTGGATAATCTAGTAGATAGATTTGAAGAAAAATATAAAAAACCACCTGTAAGTAAATCAGGTGCAACACATTCAAAATGGGATAGTTTTACATATAGTGAATGGGAAAAAGAAAATAAGAAAAGAAAATAAGAGACACTTATGGAATAAAAAGTTTTAATGGAAATGCTACATTATAGGTAGCATAGAGTAGATATATAAATTAAGAGCATATTCGCAATTGGATTTTGATGTATATCTATTCTATAGTACTTATAATAAAGTAAGGAGGTGATGGAATGGCAAACGAACAAAACCTAATACCTCAAGGACACAAATTAACTGAAGAGGAAGCGAAGAAAGGTGGAATAGCATCAGGAGAAGCAAGAAGAAGAAAAAGAACTATGATACAAGACCTAGAGATGCTATTAAATCAAACAGAGCAAAAAAGTGGTAAGACATATCAAGAGTTAGCAACTTTAGGATTAATAAAAGGTGCAGTAAGTGGTAGTAGTAAGAACTATCAAATAATACAAGATTTAATGGATAAGAAAGACCACGATGAACAGAAGCAAGAAGTATATGTTGTATTACCTGCTAAAGATATAGCATCTAGTTTTGCAGATGTAAATAGAGCAATAGATGATAGAGATTATAGAGAGTTTTATCTAGAAGGTGGAAGAGGTAGTACCAAATCATCTTTTATAAGTGAAAAGATAATTGAACTACTAGAACAAAATCCTAAAATGTGTTGTGTTGTATTAAGAAAAGTTAAAGATACATTAAAGGATAGTGTATTTAGTCAATTAGAATGGGCAGTAGATACACTAGGAGAAACATATCCACATATTAAAGAGGATTATAAGTTTACTAAATCACCTTTAGAGATAACTAAATTAAGTACAGGTCAAAAGATATACTTTAGAGGTGCAGATGATTATGGAAAGATTAAATCATTAAAGACACCAAAAGATATGTATGTTGGTATAACTTGGTATGAAGAGTTTGACCAATTTGCAGGAATGAATGAAACAAGAAAAATAAATCAATCCTTAATAAGAGGTGGAGATGATTTTATTCAATTCTATTCATATAATACACCTGCAAGTACACAACACTTTGTAAATATAGAGAAGTTAATACCAAAAGATACTAGACTAGTACACTTAAGTGATTATAGAGCAGTACCTAAAAAGTGGTTAGGTCAAGCATTTATAGATGAAGCAGAATTTCTAAAGAGCATCAATGAGAAGTTATATGAGAATGAATATCTAGGATTAATGACAGGTGTAGGTGGTCAAGTATTTGAAAATATAGAGTTAAGAGAAATAACTGATAAAGAGATAGAGAACTTTGATTATATTTATATGGGAATGGACTTTGGATGGTTTCCTGACCCTCTTGCTTGGATAAAGTGTTCGTTTAATCCATCAACTAGGACTTTATATATATTTGATGAGTATGTGGTAAATAAGAAAAGTAATGCAGATGTATGGGAGGATTTAAAGAACCTAAAGGGAGTTACAGAGAATGATATGATTATAAGTGATAGTGCAGAACCTAAATCAATAGGAGATTTTAGAAGTTATGGTGCTTCTATGAGAGGTGCAGAAAAAGGTGCAGGAAGTGTTGAATATTCTATGAAGTGGTTAAGTGCATTAGCAAAAATAGTTATAGACCCTAAAAGATGCCCTGAAGCAACTGAAGAGTTTAGTACATATGAATATGAAAAGGATAAAGATGACAATTACATAAGTGGATATGTGGATGCAAACAACCATTGCATAGATGCCACACGCTATGCATTAAATAATATATGGAAGAAGAGAGGACAATAGGATGTTTAAAAATATATGGATATGGATTTTAACGAATGTGTTTAAAATCACAACTCAAACAACTGAAAAAGAAATAGATGATAACTCTAAATATGCATTAGAGTATGAAAAGATAGATGATATAAACTTTAATGCTATCTTTAGTAATAAGTTAGCAAATTATGTTGTTAATGATAGTGTAATGAATGTATTAGGTGAAAACAAAAGAGTAGAACTACTTAATCAAACAGGTCAATCAATGTGGAAGAAAGCAAAAAAGTTTACATCAATGGCATTTGGATATGGTGGACTTGTAATAGTACCATATGTAAAAGGTGGTAAGATATACTATAATCTAGTACCACAAAATAGAATGACTATAGATAATATGGATGGAGAACTAATAACAGGTGCAACTATATTAGCAGAAAGAAAAGTAATACAAGGTACAATATCTAAAAAAGTATATTTAAGATGGACTAATTACCAATTACAAGATAATGGTGATATGGTAATGACACAACAATATACAGATGATAATGGTAATAAGATACCTACACCTGATTTTTGGCAAAATATTCAAGAAGTAAGAACAATAACAAATTGTGATAGATGTTTATTTGGATATATTAAATCACCTATCAATAACAGAAGAACAAACGATAAATATGGAGTACCTATAACTTATGGATGTGATGCAACAATCCTAGAAGTTAAAGAAACAATGAAACAACTATTAAGAGAGTATGAACTAAAAGAGGCATTTGTTGGTGCAGATGTAACAATGTTTAATGGTAAAGATGCATTACCACAAAATGGATTATTTAAAAAGATAGATAGTGGTATAGATAGTTTCTTTGAAGTATTTGACCCTCAATTTAGAGATTATACAATGAGATTACAAGAACTATATAGAAGATTAGAACACGAGATAGGAACTAGTGCAGGAATAATAAGTGAAATAAATACACAAAATGCAACTGCAACTGAAATAAGAAGAGCAATGTATGATACATTTACAATAGTAGATGATATGAGAAGTAGTATAGAAAAAGGATTAGATGATTTCTTTTATGCTTGTAATGTACTAGCAAATGCATATAATCTATCACCACAAGGTGATTATGAAGTATCATTTGATTGGAGTTATACATTACTAGAAGATACAAATGAAGAGTTTGCACATCTATTACAAGGATATGCACAACAAGTAATAAGTGATGCAGAATTAAGAAATTGGATAAAACCTGATGAAACAATGGAAGAAAGTGAAGAGAAGGTTAAAGAGATTAAAGAAGCAAATCCTGATATAGATGATTTATTAGGAACTAATGAACCTAATAATGTAGCAAGAGAAGAACAACCTGAAGAGGAAGAAGAGCAAGAATAGGAGGTAAAATCCTATGTTAAGTGAAGAACTAATTGATAAAGTAGTAGAAAGATTAGTTAGAAGAATAGAAAAAGGTAATGAATATGTACTAGAAGAGATAGGTGCAACTATTAAAGAGTTTGGTGAAATAACACCATCACAAGCACAAGAACTAGCACAAATCCTAAAATATGGTGGTAGATATGATAAGATTGCTAAAAGATTAGCAGAAATAACAGAACTAAATGTTAAGGATATTTATAAGATATTTGAAGAGGTGGCAAAAAACGACTATAGATTTGCAAAACAATTCTATGAGTATAAATCTATTAAGTACATCCCTTTTGAGCAAAATGAGGCACTTAAGAGGCAAATAAAGGCACTTGCAGAGATAACTGCTAAAGAATATATAAATATTTCTAAAACTAGAGCATTTGCAAGAGTAGTAAATGGTAAGATTGAATACACATCACTAGCAGAAACCTATCAAGATGTAATAGATGAAGCAATAATAAATGTTGGACAAGGTAAACAAAATTTTGATAGTGCTATGAGAAAGACCATTAAAGAACTAGGAGATAGTGGTATAAGAAGTGTAGATTATGATAGTGGTAGAAGCATAAGGATGGATAGTGCAGTAAGAATGAACCTAAAAGGTGGATTAACACATATGCACGAAGAGATGCAAAACCAATTAGGTAAAGAGTTTGATGCAGATGGTGTTGAAATAAGTGTACATTTTAATCCTGCACCTGACCATCAAGAAGCACAAGGTAAACAATTTTCTAACGAAGAGTATGAGAAGTTGCAAGAAACAGGTGTTGCTAAATCATATGATGGAGAAGAGATAGATATGCATTTAGAACTAGCAAGTGGTAAAAGTAGTCTATCACATAGACCAATAGGAGAATATAACTGCTATCATTACACATTTGCTATAGTATTAGGTGTTAGTAAACCTAACTATTCTAAAGAAGAACTAAAAGACATCATTGAACAAAATCAAAAAGGATTTGAGTTTGATGGAGTACATTATACTAATTATCAAGGTACACAATTACAAAGAAGAATAGAAACAGAGATAAGAAAGACTAAAGACACTCTAGCAATAGCAAAAGCAAGTGATAATGAAGAACAAGTAATAAAGAGTAACATCAAGTTAAAACAACTTAACAAGAAGTATCAAGACTTATCTAGAGTTAGTGGACTTAAGATGAAATACGATAGATTAAGGTGATTTGCACCAATCTACATATTATGATATACTTAAGTTGCTAATTAAGATATTAGCAATATTCCATTTTTACTTATGTACAAGGAAACCTTATCCTTGCAAAAGACCTGATGAGGGTCTTTTTTGATTGAAACAAAAGTGTATTATAATAACATTTATTAGTACCAATAATTAATTTTTCTTGATTTATATATAATATTATAATATAATGGTAGTATAAGATGAGGGATATAATGCCCTAGTCTTATGGTGTTGTTTGAAAATTTAATAAGGAGGCAAGGATTATGAGTAAAACACATAAGCAATTGCAAGATGAGATTATCAGTAAGTACAAAGTTACTATTGATGAACATTCAACTTGCAGAAGTAGGATGCATATTCATCCAAGAGAAAGAAGGATATGTAAGTGGCATCCAAAGAATAGTGTCCTAGCAACATTTGAGTTGTTACACGAGATTGGTCATTGTGAGAATAACAATTCAAAGATGAGAAGATGTGAGCAAGAGTATTATGCTACACAATGGGCATTAGACAGATGTAAAGAGTATGGTATAGAAGTACCACAAAGCATCCTAGATAGATATCAAAGGTATATTGATATGGAACTAGCAAGAGGGATTAGACACAATGGAAGCAATTTACCTAGTAGGAATGAACTAACTCTTACAGGTGCAAGAAGAAGATTAATGTAAAGGAGAATGGAATATGAGTTTAAAAGGTTATCAATGGTTAGATGATGATGGTAAAGTGATTATGAGTTTTACATTTAAGGATTTAACACTAGATGTTTGGAAGGATGTATCAGTTGAAGAGTATCATAACTTTATAGAATACATCAGGGAACAAGGATTTGAACCACATAGTACAGACCAACATTATCATACCATCAAAGGATTAGGTGAGTAACATCACCTTTTCTTCTGCAATTTTACACAACTACACAATTGTGATATACTTAAAGAGAGGTAATGACATATGGAAACAATAACACTAGCACTAGCAATAAGTATATTAGGAATAGCATTGAATGTATTTAATTTTTATTATGCAAGAAAGAAAGAAAACATTACAGATGTAAAAGAAAAGGATAAAGAGAGTGCAAATCAACAATTGATAGACTATAGACTAACTCAAGTAGAAAAGAAATTAGATAAGATATTAGATATATTAGATAATTATGATAAAGAGATAGATGAAAGAGTATCAAAAGCAATGAATGAACATATTAAGATTTATCATAGAGAAGGGGAATAAGATGAGATTAAAAGATGATGTATATTACTTACAACAAGAGTTAGATGGAATAAAGCAAGAGAGCATAGCAATGGATATGTTAAAGGATTATAAGAAACAAAACAAAAGATTGTTTATCATATCAGTAATGGCAATATTATTATTAGCAGTTACATTTGGATATTTAGTTTATACTCTAAATGATATGGGAATTGAAGAAACATCAGTAGATATGGATGCAGAAGGAAGTAATAACTATATAGGTGGAGATAACAATGGCACATATCAAGGTAACTAAAAGAGTTAAATATAGAAAGTCAAAAACTACCAAAGGTAAGAATGGCAAAAGAAGATGCAAATCTTGTGGTAGGTATATGTAATGTTTGATTTTACAAAAGAAGAGTATGAACTAATTAAAGAAAGAGCAATGTTAAATGAAGAACTATCAAAGATACTAGAGATGAAGATAAAAGGATATTCAATTACTAAAATGGCATTAGAACTACACACTAGTACAAGCACAATAGATAGAAGAATAAGAAAACTAAAGAAAAAGATAATGAAGGTAATTTGATGTAATATAGACAGGAACTTGGTGAAATCAGGTTCTTTTTTTATGCAATAATTTACTTGGAAGGAGGGAACTAGAGATTGTTTAAAAAGCAGTGGATAGTATCTCTTTTTTCAATTAGGAGGTAAATATGTATAACCAAATATACAATCCACAGGTAAGTCTAGATAGGATTAATAACCAAATAGCAGAACTAGAAAAGATGAAAAGTCAAATACAACAACCTATTAATCCACCAACTAGTCTTACACAAAATTTTCAAATAGCACCAACAAATAGAGATGCAATTAAGTATGCATCATCAATAGAAGAGGTACAAAAGGATATGGTAATAGGTGATACACCATACTTTAGTAAAGATATGAGCATTGTATGGGTCAAAAACACTTCAGGATTAATCAAAACATATGAACTTAATGAAATAGTACCTAAAGATGAAAAAGACCTTCAAATAGAGTTTTTGATGGGTCAAATAGAGGAACTAAAGGAGAAGATAAACAATGAACAATATGTTGCAAATGATGATGAAACAAATGATGATGGGAACTACACAGAAGATGACAAACCAACTAGAACAACAACTAAAGAGAATAAATCCACAAGCATACCAAGAGTATCAAAAAGCAAAACAAGATAATGTAAATCCTAATGAATACCTAAATAAGATAACAGGAGGATTTAATGAGCAACAAAGAGAGCAATGGGATGCAATGATTAAAGGTATTAATGTTAAATAACATTGATATAAATATTTAGAAAGGAGAGTATCTTATGAATGGACAAAATGGAATAGTACCAACAATTGACCTAGCAACAAATAACCAATATCCATATCCTGTTATGTATGGTAACAACAATGGAATATTTGGTGGAGATGGAATATGGGCAATTGTACTTCTAGCACTATTATTTAATAATGGTGGATGGGGTGGATTTGGTAACAATGGATGGAATAATGTTGCAACAACAGATTTTGTATCTAGTGAGTTTACTCAAAGAGATATTAGTCAATTATCTAATACTACTACAACAGGATTTGGTAACTTATCAACTCAATTGTGTAATTGTTGCAGTGATATTAATTCTAATATTTCTAATGGGTTCTATAATACTGCAACTAACTTGTGTAACTTAAGAAGTGATATTCTAATGGGAAATGCAAATACTCAAAGAGATATATTACTTCAAACAACTCAATTAGAAAACCAATTAGGAATGACTAGTTTACAAGGATTAGCAAGATTAGACAATTGTTGTTGTGACATTAAACAAGCAATTAGAGAAGATGGTGAACAAACAAGAGCATTAATCACTCAAAACACTATCCAAGATTTAAGAGATAGACTTGCAGAAGCAAAAGATATCATAAGTGATAGAGAGCAAACTGCAAACCTATTATCTAAACTTCAACCAACACCTACACCTAGTTATTTAGTGTCTAGTCCATATCAATCTTTATTAAATCCTACTTTAGGAAATGGATGTGGATGTGGTAACTTTTATGGTTATGGTACAAATGTAATTTAAGCAAAAGGTCAATAGACAAACCTGAATACAGGAACTTGCTAATAGGAGATAGATAAGTTTCTATCTCTTTTTATATAGGAAGGAGAGATAAAATGATACAAGCATTACAAATAACACCTGAAATACTTACATCTAATACAGATAACATTAATTTTGACATAGTTGATTTAAGAAGCAGAACTGCTAATTGTTGTGGATGGTTACAATATATGAATGGAGGTAGTGATTTTACAATAATAGGTGGTGGAACATTTAAGATTAGTTTTAATGCAAATGTTACAAGTGCAACTGCAGGTCAAGTAGCACTAGCACTAAAGAGTGCAACAGGAACAGATGTTGAAGGAACTGAAATGGATGCAGAAACAACTACACCTGATGTTTATACCAATATATCATTTACTAAAATCATAAGATTGTGTCCAAGAGTAAATACAACACTTGCAATAGGGTCTATACCTGCTATAGGAAGTGTAACACCTGCAGTAGTAACTCAAATACCTACTATCAAAGATGCTAATTTAATCATTGAAAAAATAGGATGAAAGTAGATAATTTAAGTCTAGTTTTACAAGCATTAAGTCTAGAAATACTATTTAGGGATTATAACAATAGTGATTTAATGCAAGAATTACAAAACCAAGATAGCAATTATTTGCAAAAGATTATAGAGCAGAATGATGAGATATTAAGTTTACTAAAGAAGGGAGGATAGACTATGGAAGAAAATATAGACAAAGAGATTATTGAAAAAACAGAACAATCAATTAAAAAACAATTGGAAAGTGGTTTAACAACTAACAATTTAGATATAGTTTATAAACTAGCAAAAATAAAACATATGGCAAAGGAGGATAGTAATATGAATTATGGAGAATATGGAAGAAGAGCAGGATATGATGCATATGGAAGAGATAACTATGGAGATTATGGGAACTATAACAGAAGAGGATATGATACAAAATATAGAGGTCATAATCATTTAGATAGATTATATAGTGAATATGGTAGATATGAAGCAGGTAGAGAAGAATACAATAGAGGCAACTATGGTGCTAAAGATGATACATTAAAATCTTTAGAATATATGCTTGAAAGTGCAGTAAACTTTTTTGAGATGTTAAAGAATGATGCTAACTCACAAGAAGAAATAAATCTAATAAGAAAATACTCACAAAAGATAGCACAAATGTAATGTATAAATATTACAATGCAAATCCTTATAACAGGCATATAGATGATTGTGTTATAAGAAGCATAAGCATCCTAACAGGTAGAGATTGGGAGGATGTTTTTGAAGAGTTAAGTGATTTAGCAAGTGATGTAGGATATATGTTTGAAAATGTACCTTTTGTTGAAGATTATTTGGATAAGAGATACCCTAGAGAGTGTCATTATTCAAAAACATTAAAAGAGTTTGTTGAAGAACATCCAAAAGGCAAGTATGCAGTAACTATGGATGGTCATATAACTGCAGTAATTGATGGAGTGGTTTATGATACTTTTAATCCATTAAATAGAATAATTAGATGTGTTTGGAGGATGTAATTTTACACCCTCTTTTAATTATGTTATAATGAAAATGGTGATAGTATGTCAAAATATAAATATGCTATTATAGTACCAAATTGCAACAATGATAGAGGTAAGTATGAAGGTAAAACATACTTAAGGAATTGTATAGAAAGTATTTTAAATCAAACATACAAGGATTTTAATCTAGTAATAGTTGATGATATGAGTTTTGATACATCAGTTGAAACTATTAAAAGTTATAAAGATAAAAGAATACATCTTATACAGAACAGAAGAAAAAGATATAATGGTGGTTCTAGGAATGTAGCAATGGAATATGCAATGGATAATTTAGATTTTGATTATTTTTGTTTTTTAGATAGTGATGATTGGTGGAAGGATAATGATGTTCTTGAAACAATTGATAACAACCTAGATAATCAGGAACTAATGACTATTGGATGTGAAATGCTAGGTAAGAATGGTATAGATTTTCAAACAACTAATGAAGCAAAATGTTATGAGGATTTATGGTCTTTAAATAACAATGTATGGTGTACTGCTTGGTCAAAGGTAATCAGGAAGGATAAGATTGTATGGTTCTGTGAAGATACTTTAATGGAAGATAGAGTATGGGCATATAAACTTGCAGATGGTCTTGAATATGAAAATGTAACTAATTTAAAAAAGATATGTTATGTATGGAATAGAATGAACTATGATAATAGTGTATCTTTAGTTAGAAGTAGTTTTTGGGATGCAAGTGCATTTTGTCATATAGGACACCAATTACAAATGTTAGATAGTATGAAACATAAATATATGCGACCTGTAATAAAAGCAAGAGCAGAAAAGTGCAGAGAAAAAATAGATAAAGGAACTTATCAACAATATTAGGAGGAGGAAAGTTATGATAAGAGCAGAAGCAATAGCAGAATTTAATTTAAAGGATTTTGCTAAACTAAAAAATATTGAAAGAAAAGGAAAAGCAGAAGAAGGTAAACTATTTATTGGAGATACTTTTGATTGTGATGAAGAAATGTTTAAGTATTTAACTGAAACAAACAAGTTAAATAGAGCATTTGTAAAAGCAATAGAAGTAAAAGAAGAACCTGTTAAAGAAATAGAAATACCTGAAGTAGTAGAACAAAAAGAAGAACCTAAAAAAGTATCATTAAAAAAGAAACCTAAAAAGAAATAGAGTGCAATTTGCACTTTTTTTTATTATGATATATAATTAATGTAGGTTATGAAAATGACCATTCGTAAATACCACGATAGGTATAAAACTTAATCAATCACTCGTGTTCGTGGCACGATAAAAAAACGATAGGAGAAGATTATGAAAAGAGAAAATTTAGACTTTTTAGATGAAGAACAAGTTGATAAGGTAATGTCATTATATGGTAAAGCAATGACAAAGAAAGATAAGGAGATTGAAAACTTAACAAATCAAAAAGAAGAGTTAGAAAACAAAATATCTACTTATGAAACTAAAATCAATGAGTTTAATGAAAGTGCTAAAGACAATGCAGATTGGAAAACTAAATATGAGGAGTTGCAAACCTCTATTAAGGAACAAGAAGCAAAACAAAAAGCAGAAGAAGAGGAAAAGATATTAACAGAAAATATCAATAACCTTTTTGAAGGCAAAACATTCACTAGTGAATATGCTAGAACAGGTCTTTTAAATGATATTAAAGAAGGATTAAATAAACCTGAAAATAAAGGTAAAGGTATTCAAGATTTGTTTGATGAATTAACAAAAGACAAAACTGATATATTTGTAAATCCTAATCAATTAAAAGATATGGAAAGTATGGGAGATAGTGAACAAACAAATAATACAAAAGAAATACCTGAATTATGGTAAAAAAGAAAGGAATGAATAACAATGGCAAGATTAGATGCATTAAGCATTGAATTAACAACAAGTGGAAAAGACAAATTAGCAGAAGCATATGGTAAAGTAATTGAAAACTTACAACACATTACACTTGCTTCTAGATTAAAAAATCAAGATTTAAGTGGTGACCCTAGTACAGGAACTATTGAAGCAAAAAGATTTGCTAATATTATAGGACAAACTTATGGTACTGCAAGAACAGGTGGAAAAGGACAATATGTAAAAGCAAATCCTGTAGTAATATCAATTAATGATAATACTGAATATTTAGAAGAAGTTGAAGAAAAAGACTTAAGAACTTATGGTGTAGATGGACTAATTTCTCGTAGAACTAGAAATCATCAAGATGCACTAGCAGTAGAACTTGATACAAAGTTTTTTGCAGAAGCAGTAGCAGAAGGAACTCAATTTACTGCAACTTCAGGAGCATCAATTGAAGATGAAATTGAGGAAGCAATCCAAAAAGTAGAAACTACTAAAAATCAATATGTAAATGGTGTACCTAGAAATATGATTGAAATAGTTATGTCACCTGCATATTATGGAAAATTAAGAAACAAGATTAACTCTATTTCTAATTCAAATGATTTAGGACAAGTAAGAAACTATGAACAAGGAACATTCAACAATGTAAATGTTTACTCTAGTGTATTCTTACCTGCAGGAGTAAATTATATAGTTATGGTTCGTGGTGCAGTAGCGCAACCTGTTATGACTTCTATTTACAATCCAACTAAAGTAGATTTAAGTGATGCAACTGCATTTGGACTATTTGCATATAAAGGAACAAAAGCAGTTATGGATGATTTAATTATCTATAATGGAACACCAAGCGCAAGTCTATAATAAAAAATAATTGAAAGAAGGAGGGCATTATGGATTTTAGTGAACAATACCTAACATATAATGAATATTTGGCATTAGGTGGCACTTTAGACCAAATGCCTTTTAACCTATTAGAGTTTAGAGCAAGACAAAATGTAGATAAATATACATTTGGCAGATTGAAAGATTTAGATAGTCAAATCCAAGAAGTAAAGTTATGTATTAATGAACTAATTAACACAATCAATTCATATGATGCTTTTAAAGGAGCAAATAAGGGCATTGCAAGTGAAAATATAGATGGATATAGTATTTCATATGCAACACCATCAACTAACATTACAGAGGCACAAGAAAGTGAAATAAAAGGTATTGTAAAAGAATATCTAGTAGATTGTAAGTTAGAAGATGGTACACCTTATATGTATTGTGGTGCTAAATGATAACTAATTCAACTTTAACAATCTATCATAAAGGTTTAGATGATGATACAAGACTAGAAAAGTGGATTAGATTTAATTATAGTGATGTATGGTTCTTTGGTGGACAAGGTGCATCTACTAATAAAGGATATGAAAATGCAAATGATGTACAAATAAGAATACCTTATGAAAAAAATCCTAATTTAGATTTTAGGAACTTTGATATAGGAGATATTATTGTACAAGGAACTCTAACACAAGAAATAACTACACAACAAGATTTAGATGGTGTTATATATGCTATTACAAGCAAAACTGATAATCAATTTGGTAGTCAACCTCACATTCATATAAGTGGTAAATAATGAGTTTAAAAATAGAGATGAGAAAACCACAAGAGATTATATTAAGACATAATCTTGAAGAAGGTGGAAAAGTCCAAAAGTTTTTTACTGATACTTGTTATAAACATATGGATAAATATGTACCATATGATGAAGGTAATTTAAGAAAAAATGTATCAATTGAAGATGATAAAATCATTTATGAAAGTCCATATGCTAGATACCAATATTATGGTAAATTAATGGTAATGGATAATGGTAAAGGTGCATATTACTCACCTACATATGGTTTTTGGAGTGATAAAGGAAAAAAGAAACATCTAACTAACATTGATTTGGTTTATCATACTGCAGGTACAGGTTCTTATTGGGATAGAAGGATGGTAGATGCAGAAGCAGATACCATTGCAAAAGAAGTAGAAGATTATATGAAAAGAGGTATATAGATGGATTATAGAATAGCAAAATTAAGAGAGTATTTATTTAGTGTATTAGATGCAATGATGAATAGCACTAGATACCAAATAAATGCAAATATGTTATCTAAAGATATTAATGATTATTCACTAGATAAAATACCAACTAATAAAGAGGTTGAAAATTGGATTATAGGTGGAGGAGTTAGAAGAGATGTGTTTTCTTTTAGAAGTAGAAAAGCATACTCACAAGATACTATAAACAATCTTGAAAACATAGGTTTTTTTGAACAATTTGAAAAAACTATTAACTCTAATAATGAGGAAGGCATATTGCCTGATATAGATGGGATTGAAAGTATTAAATGCTTAAGTCCTGCATCAATGAATAATGCAGAAACTAAAACTGCAGAATTTGATTTACAAATACAAATCACATATAGGGAGGATTAAATGAAACAAGTAGTAGTTAAAAAAGATTTTATAGCAAATGGTAAAAATTACATCAAAGGTGATATTCTTGAAAACTTTACTATTAAACAAATTAAAATTTTAAATGAAAAAGGGTACATTGAACCTCTTACATATGAAGATTTAGTTTTAATTGAAAGACAATTAGAGAAGGGAGAAAATTTATGATACCTGATGATATTCAAAAAATTAACAGAAGTCAATGGTTAACATATCTTGATATTACACCAAATGGTACAACTAGAACTTGGAAAATATTAGGAATTGGTATTACTGATTATTCTGTTGATTACAATCCACAAGTTGATACAGAAAAGTGGATAATAGAAGATAATGCAAGAAGCGACCATTCTGCAAATGAAAAACAAGGAAGTGTAACTCAAAAGACTTACAAAGGTGATGAATTGTTTGAGTTTGTTGCAGATGGTAGAGATAAATTAAACTATAAGACAAAAATCCTAGACATTGATAGATGGAATGGAACAGGTAATAGTTATCCTGCTAAATTAAGTGAAGGAAAAATTGTTATCACATCTATTTTAGGAGAAAATAGTGAAATTGAATACGATATATATTATGATGGAGATGTAACTGAAGGTTCTGTTACTATAGCAGATGGAGTACCTACATTTACACCAACTACTAGTTTATAATAAACCAAATAGGGGTTAGGGATTATTCCCTATCCTCTTTTTTTAAATATAAGGAGGAAATAAAATGACAGACAATTTTATTCAATTAGGAAAAAATGATGTATTAAGATTAACAATAGTAGATAGTGAAGGAAAAGAAACAGGTGAATATCTAGAATTTGATTTAGAAGATATTGAATTACCACTAAAATACCAAGATGCAATGGAAAGGTCTAAAAAGAACAGAGTAGAACTTCAAAACAAATTAAAGATGATAGACCAAAGAAAAGATGTAAAAGGTAAAAAAGCATTAAGCAAAAACACAGAAGATAAATTTAAAGCACTAGAAGAGTTTTATAAAAAAGAAGAAGAAATTTATAATGTGTTACTAGGGGAAAATGGAGTAAGTAAACTACTAAATGGTAGAAAACTAGGATGGACATCATTAACTGAAATAGACAATATTATAGACAAACAAATAATGCCTAAACTAGAAAAGAATGTAGAATACACATATGACAAGATTGAAAAACTATATGGTCAAGTAGAAGATGGTAGTGTATTACAATGAACTATCCTGAATACATAGAAGTAAAGGGTACAAGGTACAAGATAAATACAGACTTTAGAATAGCATTAAAGTGCAACAAAATAGTACAAGATGAAACTATAGGAGATTTAGAAAGAACATTAGCAATAATAAGAATGTTATTTGGTAAAGATGCTATGAAGAGTGGTAATTTAGCAGAATTAGTAGAATTGGCAACAAAATACCTATTATGTGGGCAAGAACCAAAAGAAAGTAACGAAGAACCTGATATGGATTTTGACCAAGATATGGATTATATAGAAGCAAGTTTTATGAGTGATTATCATATAGATTTATCAACTACACAAATGCATTGGTGGAAGTTTTATAATTTAATAAATGGATTATCTAATAGTGATATGGGTAATTGTTGTATATTAAATAGAATAAGAAACTTAAGAACAATGGATTTAAAAGACATTAAAGATGCAAAAGAAAGAAAAAGAATAATGGATGCAAAAAAACATTTTGCATTAAAGAAAAAAGAACCAAAATTAACAGATGCACAACTAAAAAGTATTCAAGAATTGAATAAGGCATTAGGATTATAGGAGGTGAAAGTATGAATGATGGAATAATCACTATAGGAACTAAAGTAGATACATCAGGAGTAGATGAAGGTCTAACAGAGATTGAAGCAAAAGTTGAAGGAAAAGACTTCACAGACAAATTTAGTGGTAAATTTGAAAAAGTAAAAAATAAACTTAAGTCTATAGGTGGAGTATTAGCAAATGCATTTAAAAGTCTAGGTGGGATATTAAATTTATTATTAGGATTAATATTAAAAATAGCAGGGTCAATCCTTACAATAGCACCATTTATAACATTAATAATTGGAGCAGTTTATGTGGTTAGTCAAGCAATAGATAAAGTTAAGAAAGAACATACAGAAATTGCACAAAAAGTACAATATATAGCATTTGTAATTAATCAAGCACTAGCACCTGCAATTGAGGGTGTAGCAAATTTTATAGCAAAAGTACTCAATTTTGTTTTAGATGGTGTTATTAAGATAATTGCATATATAGGATATATTGTTAAATTCTTAACAGGAATTAATATATTTAAAAATGCAGGAATTGATAAATTTCAACAATCATTGAAAAAAGCAGATAAAAATGCAGGAAGTATTAAGAAAAACACAGGTGGTATTGCTAAAAACCTAAAAGAAGCAAGAAAACAACTTGCAGGATTTGATGAAATGAATGTTCTTAATGACACATCATCTACAGGTGGTGGAGCAGGTAGTACAAATCTTGGAAATCTTGGTGGTGTTGGTGATTTAGCAGAAGTAGATTTTAAATTAAGTGATGCATTAGATGTAAATAATATTAAAATACCTCAATGGTTAACAGATATGATGGAATTTTTAACAAATCCTAAACAATTTTTAGACCCTTTTACTAACTTTTTAAAAGGAACTAATTTTGAAGTTATGGGAGATGGAATTACAAGAGTATTAAATAGTGTTGTAAGACAATTTGTTGGTTTTCAAGAAATATTAATAGGTGTTGGAGAAGTATTAATTGGAATATTTACATTAGACCCCGGAGTAATTTTGGATGGAATAAAGAAGATAGTAGATGGAATAATATTAGTACTTCAAGGATTAGTTGGTGTAGTTGCAGGTATAGTTGAAACAATGATAGGAATGGTAATAGGAGTATTAAAAACAATATGGGATTTAATATCACCTGTAATAAGTGCTATAGGTGAAGAAATAAAGAAATCTTGGGATGAATTAGTATCATTTATATCACCAATAATAAATGCTATAGTGGGAGAAATAAAAAACTCTTGGAATGAGTTAGTATCATTTATATCAAGTATAGTTACAGGAATAGGTAATTTCTTCAAATTATTACAAACACTTGGAGCAACTGCATTTAATGGTATGGTAAATCTTGCTAGAAATGGCATAAATAGTATAATTAGTTTTATTACATCATTACCTAGCAAAATAGGTTCTGCACTATCAAAAATACCAAATTTATTTAAGACTGCATTTACAAATGCAAAAAATAAAGTAGCATCAATATGGAGTAATGTATCTTCACTATTTAGTAAAGGTGGAAAGATATTTAATGGATTAAAAGATGGAATTGTAAATACTTTTAAGACAATAGTAAATAACCTAATAAAAGGAATAAATAGTGTAATTAATAAACCATTTAAAGAATTAAATAAGACATTGAATGGTTTAAGAAATACAACAATATTAAAACAAAAACCATTTAAAGGATTATGGAAGGAAAATCCTATACCTATACCTACTATACCTACTATTAAAATGGCAAAAGGTGGAATTGTTAATTTACCATCCAGAGGAGTACCTTTAGGAAATGCAATAGCAGGAGAAAGAGGTATGGAAGGTGTTATACCATTAACTGATACTCAACAAATGGCATTGTTAGGAGAAGCAATAGGTAAATACATCACAATAAATGCAAATATAACTAACACAATGAATGGTAGAGTGTTATCAAGAGAATTACAAAAAATCCAAAATGAAGAAGCATTTGGAAGTAATAGGTGGTGATTAAATGTTTATTGATAAAAATAGCATACAAATAAATGGAACTAACTTTGGTCAATATTTAGTAGAAGTAGAATATCAATACAATAAATTATGGGGAAATGACAGTGGCAGAAATTTAAAAGGGTCGTGGTCTGCTACACTCGTGGGAATATTCCCAAAATTTGTATTACACTTTAGAAAACTAACAAAAACAGAATTAGAAACAATAGCACCTATATTAGATAGTGTAACTCAAAGTTTTAGATATTATGACCCTAAAAAGAAAGCATATACAACAATAACTACATATACAGGAGATTGGAGTGTATCAAATAAACATCTAATAAATAACTCAAACAAGAATGATGGATTTAATATATCATTTATAGCAACAAATAAGAGGTCTTAATTATGAAGGTAGTAAGTCAAACATTTAAAAATAATATAAAGTCTGTTGGTAGAGAAATAGATGTAAAACTATCATATGAAGTCAATGGAGTAAGTACATTATTAGATACAGAAGATATTAACTCAGTATCATTTAGTTATAATGGAGAATTGTTTAAATCCATAATGAAACAATTAGTATTAGATGTAAATCAAGAAATACCTAGTAATGCTATTATCATTTGTCAATTTGGAATAAAAGTAGCAGATGATGATGTAAATGATTATAGAGATAATTATGAATATGTGGATTTTGGAGAATTCTTAATAAAAGAAGGTCAAAAGAAAGAAGATACATTAAGTTATAGTTATACTTGCTATGATTATATGTTAAATTCAATGATACCCTATGATGGAGTAGATTTAAGACAATTTGTACAAACATTAGATGCAACATATCAAGATGGTATAGAGTATTATCAATTAGTAGATGGTGAATATAAATTACTAGAAGAAGGAACTGATTATGAAGTAGGAGATGCTATAACAGGAACTATTTATGTAATAGAAAGTATATCAATAACATTAAGAGATTATATAAGTAGAATAGCATCACATATAGGATTAACATTTTATAATGAAAGTGATACATTTGCTAACTATGATAAAGTATTAACACAAGATTTATATGTTGATAATGAAGGTGCAAGTATAGGATATACATTTAGAGATGTATTAGATGATATAGCAGAAGCAACAGGAACAACTATTATAACTGATGGAACTGCTTTAAAATTGATAGAACCTACAACAACAAATGAAGTATTTGATGAAGAAAGTTGCAAAAATATCAATGTTAATTTTGGAAAGAAATATGGTGAAATAAATAAATTAAGTTTAACGAGAAGTGCAGATAGTGATGTAATCTATAGGAGTGATGAAACATCTATTGAAGCAAATGGTGAAACAGAATTATCATTTAGTGATAACCAATTATTAAGTCAAAATGATAGAGAAGAATGGATAGATGCAATATTCAATAAAGTAAAAGGAACAGAATATTACATAACTGATTTTTCAAGTACAGGAATAACATATCTAGAACCATTAGATAAATATGACATAACAATAGATGGTACAACATATAATTGTTTAATGTTAGCAGATGAAATTAATATCACTCAAGGATTAGAAGAAAATATACATTGTGATGAATTAACAGGAACAAAAACTGACTATACAACATCAAGTACAACAGATAAGATGGCATTACAAACTACACTAATTGTAAATAAGCAATTAGGACAAATCGTAGGAGAAGTAGCAAGTCAAACAGATATATCAAACTTACAAGAGCAAATAGATGCAAATGGTAATGCAATAACAAGTCTAGGAACAAGAGTAACTCAAGCAGAAGAAAATGTACAAATATCAGTAAGTAAACTAGATGAAGTATTGGATGATAATGGCAACATAACAAGTGTTAAAAACTCATTAGTGCAAATAGATAGTGATGGTATTTTAGTACAAACTAATACAAGTCAAATAAAGACACAAATGACAAATGATGCATTTAAAATATTAGATACAACAGGAGAATTAGCAGTATTCAATAATGATGGAGCATACTTGGATAATCTAGAAGTAGAACATTATTTTATTGCAGGTTATCATAGAGTAGAAAAAATGGAAGGACAAAATAGAACAGGATGGTTCTATATAGGAGGTTAGTATGGCAACATTAACAACTTCATATCAAAAATTAGGAACGATAAGTACATCTACATATTCTCAATTAAGGATATATGGTAAATACAACTCACAAAGTACAAGTGGGAATACATCTAATATAAGTATTCAGTTAAGATTATATGGTAATGGTAGTTATGGTTCATTCAGTAGTGGTTCTTGTGGAATAAGTGGTATTTATAATCATACAAGTGGTACTACAAGTTATTCTACAAATCTAGGTTCAACAAGTTATTCAAAAGGTAGTGAAAAGACAATAGCAACATATACTTATTCAGTAAAACATAGTACAACAGGAACATATAGTGATACAATCACATATAAAATAAGTTCATCAGGTTCAGTAAGTGGTTCAGGTTCAGTAAACTTTTCATTACCAACAATACCTAGAGCAAGTCAACCTAGTGTATTATATACAGGTTTTGAATTAGGTATGACACAAACAATTTATACCAATAGAGCAAGTAATAGTTTTACTCATACATTGACATATAGTTTTGGGAATTCAACAGGAACGATAGCAACAGGTGTAGGAGCATCAGTAGATTGGACACCACCTAGTAGTTTAATAAATGAATTTAGTTCAACAGAAAGTAGTAAGACTTGTACCATAACTTGTATAACATATTCAGGAAGTACCAATATAGGGTCAAAAACAACATCATTTACATTAAGTGTACCTGCAACAAGTAGTCCTACATATTCAAATTTCACTAAAGAAGAAACTGATACAAATGTAATAAATGCTATTGGTTCAAGTATGACTAAAGCAATATTAGGATTAAGTAAACCTAGATACCAAATGACATTAGAAAGTCACGATGGAGCAACATTATCAAAGATAACACTTAAATGTGGAGATTTAACAAATACAATAAATTTAAGTGGTACATCATATAATTTTGATTATACTTTTCAAAATGCAATGACATCTAATATAGTAACTATAACAATAACTGATAGTAGAGATTATTCAATGCAATTTAATGATGAATATGATAGTTATGAAACATATACACCAATAACTCTAACAAGGCAATTAGTAGAAAGAACAGATTTAAGTGGTACTACAAGAGCAACATTTGAAGGTACAATGCAACCTGATAACATCAATGGAGTAACAGGTAATGGAATATATGCATCATATAGGTATAAAGAAAGTGATGGAGATTGGAGTAATCTATATGACTTTAATGTAACCTATGATGATAATACAAATAGAACAAAATGGTATATAGATGAAAATCTAGTATTAACTGCAGTATATAACAAATCATACACAATAGAATTACAAGTAACTGATGCAAATATAAGTACACCATTAGTTTATACATATACAATAAATAAAGCAGTACCATCAATGAGTTTAGGTGAAAGTGATTTACAAATTAATGGAGAATTAAATCTAGCAGATGAAGATGGAGAAAACAATGTAGAAGTATTTGGATTAACAGGAACACCTAGATATGATAGTACATCAACATATGAAACAGGAGATTATTGTGTATATAATGGTTCATTACAAAAATGTACAGGAACAACAACAGGAACATTTGATAGCACAAAATGGGAAGCAACAGATATAATGACAGAAATCAAAAATGGTAGTGGTGCTAAAGTAACTACCCTTTGGGAAGGTACATTTAGTGCAGCAAGTACAAGTTCAATAAGTTGGTCACAATCTAAATATGATTTTGATACATTAAGAATTGTATATAAACTAGACAATTGGGGAAACAATGCTTCTCAATTTGTAGATGTACCTAATAACAAAGCAGGTATGAATAATGTAAATTTAAGTCTAGTATATGGTTATACTAGTTCAAGGCAACAAATAAGAAATGCAACAATAGATATATATGAAAAAAGTGCTAGTTGGGAAAGTTCAAGAGTGCAACACAGAGATTTATCAACAAGTGCAGTAACTGCTGGGGGTAATGCAACATCAGGTGCAACCATAGCAGTTATAGGTATTTATGGAATAGGTGGAAGTGGTGCAGTAGCAAAGACAGAAGAAAATAATTATATTGTTATGCACTTACCATCAAGTCAAAGTTTTAGTAATTCATATGCAAAATTAAATTTAACAACTTATATTTCTAGTGGTACTAGATTAGCAGAAAGTTCAGGACAGGTATTAATAGGTAGTGGTGTAAGAAGAATAAAGGTAAGTGGTACATTTGCATTTAGTAAAGGTGCTGCTGGTGATAAGTATATGAGAATAACAAAAAATTATAATGCAAGCAATTTAGATGGAACTACAATAACAATGCAATTAAGAAGGGAACCAAATACAGGTGTAAGTCAATTAGTTGCAAGTGAAATTATATGTAATGTAACTGAAGGAGATTTAATTGGAATGTATGTGTATGGTGGTAGTGGAGATACTGCAAGACAAACATTATCAAATGATATGTTACAAACTTATATGAAAGTTGAAGTAATAGATTAGGAGGATAAATATGAAAGAAAAAATAAAGAAAATATCAAAGTATGTAGTAAACATACTAAATATGATTAATATGCTATTATTAGGATTAGCAAATGTATGGAATTGGAATATAGATAAAGTAAGTGCAACAATTATAGTAATAGCAGGTGTAATAAGTGCATACTTAACAACAGGTAAAATATTCTCAACTGAAGATGAAGAATTTAATGAAGATTTTGATTTTGATGAAGAGGAGTGGTAAGTATGGCATTTCATTTTACAAAAGGATATGAAGATTATGCTAAATTTCCTATGCATTATATGAAAATTACTCAATCATACAATGAAGGAAATCACAAAGCACATTGGTATGGTGCTACACCAAAAGATTTTCCTACTGATTTGGGAGGAGAAGATGGTGGGAGAGATTATCTTTTTAGTCCTATAGATATGAAAGTAACAAATGTACAAGGAATAGGTAATGGTAAAGTATCTAACAAAGTATTTTTAGTATCAACAAAAAAAGTACATACACCAATAGGTTATCATCAAATATTTATGACTGCAGTACATTTTGAAGATAGTGATGTAAAGAAATTTGGAATAAAAAAAGGAAAAGTGTTTAAAGCAGGAGAACCTATATGCTTGGAAGGTAAAGAAACTGCAACTGCTAATCATTTACATTTTACTTGTGGAATAGGAAGTGCTAATAAATCAGTAAAAAATTCTAGAGGAAAATATGTAACTAAAGGAGATTGTAGAAAACCTGAAGATATATTTTATATAGATAAAAACTTCACAAAAGTATTAAAAACAAGAAATATAAAATTTCAATATTTACCACCATTAAAAAAAGAAACTAAACCTAGTGTATCTTATTACAAAAAATATACAGGTAAATCAGTAAGTATAGTAGATGGATTAAAAGCAATAGGGGTAGATAGTTCATTTAGTTATAGAAAGAAGATAGCAAAAAAGAATGGAATAACTGCTTATGTAGGTTTACCTAGTCAAAATAAAAAGATGCTAGATTTACTAAAAAAAGGTAAATTAATAAAGATATAATTAAATTATACCTCTAGACTAACAGAAACAGGTCAAATTTAACGATTAAGATAAAGATAGTATAATTATTCATTTAAAACATAAAATGCAAAATAAAGGCATTTATTAAAGCAAAATAAAAACAGGACATATAATCCTGTTTTTTATATGTAATTTTTTCTAAAGATAGATAAGAAATCATCATCATAGACTTCAATAAATCTTTTTTGACAGAGTTTTTTTAGTTTTAGGTCTAATTCTACATTGGAGTGTACTTTTGAATGACAAGAGGCACATAAAGGAACTACACAACCATATTTCATAGAGTTAATTCTATTCTTACCAAAGTATATCTCGTGTAAGTGATTTTTAGGTTTACCACAAAAATAACATCTAGATAAGTCATTAATTAAAATTGAATATCTATTTTTTTCTAAAGTCTTTATATTCATTTAATCACCATCTTTATTATATCATTTGACATTAAAGTGTACAATTTAAAATTTACCATAATATTATATTGACTTGTACAAAGACATCATATAAAATGGAATTATAAGATGAAAGGAGATAAGGATATGAAAGTAAAATGGAATTCAGTTTTAAACCTAGTTATATTTTTAATTAGTACACCTGCAGTATTATGGACAACATACATAATTGTAACAACAACAAAAACATTTGGATATATGTATTTTGCATTATATTGCTTTATGATGTTAGTAAGTCTTAAGTCAGTAGATAATTTAATTAATGAATTCAAAAATGTAAAGGAGTAAACAATGAACAAAAAATACTATTGGTTAAAACTTAAGAATGACTTTTTTACAGATAAAAGGATAAAAAAGTTAAGAACAATAGCAGGGGGTGATACCTACACAATCATTTATTTAAAAATGCAATTACTATCACTTAAGGATGATGGATATTTATATTTTGATAATGTTGAAGATACATTTGAAGAAGAAATAGCACTAGAAATAGATGAAAATGTTGAGGATGTTAAAGTTACTATCAACTTCTTAATGAGGAATGGATTATTAGAACAAAAGGAAGTTGATGAGTATGAACTTATTGAAACTAGACAATGCATAGGGAGTGAAACTGCTTCTACAATAAGGTCAAGAAAGTCTAGAGAAAAGAAAAAAATGTTGCAATGCAACACCAATGCAACAAAATGCAACATAGAGATAGAGAAAGAGAAAGATATAGAGATAGATAAAGATAATAATATATGTGATGATACAATAACAATTAAAAATGTTTTTAAGGAAAATAAAATTTGTGAATGTATTACAAAATCAAATAATGAAAAATGTACAAGAAAAGCATCATATTTAATAAATGGTAAATATTATTGTAATCAACATAGTAGAGGAATAATACCAAATGGAGAAATGATATTTAAAAAACCATCTATTGAAGAAATAAAAGCATATTGTGAAGAAAGACATAATGATGTAAATCCTAATAAGTTTTATGATTTTTATGAAAGTAAAAATTGGTATGTTGGTAAGAATAAGATGAAGGATTGGAAAGCATCAGTAAGAACTTGGGAAAAAAATGCAAATAATAACTCTTATTTACCAAATTGGTTTAATGAAGAACAAATAGTAAAACCTTTATCAAAACAAGAACAGGAAGAGATGGATGCTTTATTGGAGGATTTTTAATGAGTTGGAAAGAAGATACAAAAATGATAGAGGAGTTGCAAAACTTTACAGGAACTTGTAAAAATTGTGGACATAGAGTAAGACTAACCAATAAATACAAAAGAGATATATGCAGAAATTGTGGTAAGATGGTATATCTTTATGAAGAAGATGAAAAAAAGAATGAATTTAGGGATAAGTTAAGGAGAATGATAAGAAATGGATAATATATTTATAAAAAAAGAAGAACTAAATGAATGGACACAAAAGCATTTTAAAGAAGATTTAGTAAGTGTAGATGACTTAATAAGAGTAATAGAAGATTTAGATAATGAAGTAGATAGAGTAAAAGAAGAATACGAAGATTACAAGCAAATGATAAAAGACAACTATGAACCAATAAGTCCTTATAAAATGTATGGGGTGAGTGAAAATGAATTTCATTAAGAAAATATTAAATATAATAATTGCACCTCTAAAAAACAAAATGAAGATGCAACGAAGAATAAATACTCTAGAGATAGAAAAAGTAGAACTAGAATATATAATAAAATCTAGAATAACAGAAACATTAATGAGAACTTTAGAAAATCAAGATGAAGTAGAAAGATTAAAAAAAGAAAATACAAGATTAAGAAAAAAAGTCAAAGACTTAAAAGGAGGTAAGTAAAAGTGGGAAAAAGTTATTTTGACATATGGCAACCTAGATGGAAGGATAGAATGGTGTTATTAGCAACATATAAAGTTGCAGATGAAAACATCATAACATTTTCAAAAACACCTAGTTTAAAAGGAACATATAGAATAAGTGGGGAAGAGGTTAAAAAGTGTCATATTAGACCTGAAGATACTACACAAGCAAGAAGAATACCTAGATGTTATGAAGTACCATTAAGTAAATTAGAAAAGATAGGAGAAGATAAAAATGGAAATTAAATATGAAGATATACAAAAAGCAAATGAAACAATCAAACCAACAGACATTAGAGGAAAAGATTATGCAGAAGTAAATCAAAGAATAAAAGCATTTAGAATGATATATCCACAAGGATGTATTCAAACACATATGGTAAGCAATGAGAATGGTGTATGTGTATTTAGAGCAAATGTAACAACAGAAGATGGAGTATTATTAGCAACAGGAACTGCATATGAAAAAGAAAATAGTACATTTATAAATAAAACATCTTACATAGAGAATTGTGAAACTTCTGCAGTAGGTAGAGCATTAGGAATGTGTGGATTTGGAATAGATGTATCAGTATCAAGTGCAGAAGAAGTACAAAATGCAATAAATAATCAAGAACCTACACAAACAGAAGCAGAAGAATATAAACTAACATTTGGAAAACATAATGGTAAGACAATAAGAGAATTACCTGATGAATACATAGATTGGTTAATAGGAAAAAGTGATGATGAATACTTGCTAAAATGTATAGAACTAATAACAGGAAAAAGACCATTAACTGAAGAAGAACAAAAACAATATACTGATTTACAAATTGAACTATTAAAATTGATGACAGAACTAGAACAAAAAGATGAACAATGGAGCAGAGAAGATTTATATGACTACTATGACACAAAAAAATTATCAATAGAACAAATGAAAGAAGCAATAGCAATAGTTAAAAAGAAATTAGGTGGTAAATAATGAAAAGAGAATTTAATTATGAGGATTTGGATTTTAGGCAAATAGACCTAAATCCAAACCTAGTATTTATATGTGATGGAGATAAAAAGAAAGTGAAGGTGGAACAAAATGATTGATGAAAAGATGTATAAAGCAAATTTGAAATTAGTAGATGAAAATAGTATGTTAAAAGACTACACAAAAGAATTAGAAGAAAGAATAAATAAAGCAGTAGAACATATAGAAAACATAAAAAAATATGGAGTATATATGGTTAATGGGAATGATTTATTAGATATATTAAAAGGAGAAAGTAATGAATAAAATAATAGTATCAGGAAGAATATGCAATGATTTAGAATTAAGATATACAAAGGATAGTAAAGAATATCTAGCATTTAATATAGCAATACCTAGAGATAAAGAACATACAGACTTTATAAAAGTTGCTACATTTGGAGGAACTGCAAGGATATTAAGTGAATATTGCAAAAAAGGAGATAAAGTTTTAGTTGATGGTGCATTAAGTACAAGTCAATATGAAAAAGATGGTGTTAAAAGAACTGATTATAGCATAGTTGCAAATAGAATAGAGTTTTTAGAACAAAAGAGAGAAGAAACAAAAGAGGTTAAAACATTTAAAAAAGACCCTTTTGAAGAGATGGCAGATATAGTAGGAGCAAATAATATAGAAATTGAGGATGATATGCTTCCTTTTTGAAGAATGAGTATAAATGGAGAATGATATGATTGATTTATATAATGAACTTCAAAATAAAATAAAAGAGTTAGAAGTATCTATAAAACAATTAAGAACATCAGGAACTACATATGCACAAGCAGAAAAGGATTATAAAGTATTATTAAGACAAGAGTGCTTGAAGTTAAGAGATAGTGGTATGGCAATAGGTATGATAGATAAGACTTGTTATGGAATACCATCAGTAGCAGAAGCACGATTTAAAAGGGATGTTGCAGAAGCAGTTTATAAAGCAAATCTAGAAGCAATTAACTCTATTAAGTTGCAAATGAGATTGATAGAAAACCAATTACAAAGGGAATTTACACAAGATTAAGGCAAATTTAACAAATTTGTCTTTTTTTATTGACTTTATTATAATATTATAGTATATTATAATTACCAACAGGTTAATAGTTGGTAGAAATGAGGATAAATGATTATGAAAAATATTGAATATTATATTGATAACAACAAGAAACTACTTGAAGAATTAAAAGAACAATTTGAAAAAACAGATGCAAATGAACAAAGTGAATTACAAAGAATAGCAAGAAGAATTGATTGTACAGAATATTACATCAAAGGATTAGAAGATGCAAAAAAATATTTAGAGGAGAGTGAGTAATATGGAAATGAATTTATTTATAGATGGTGCATCAGTATTGATGATTAAAGATGGTAAATATTATGCAGTAAATGAAGATACAGATTGGGATTTTATGAAAGAGGTATCAAGGAATGATTTTATTGCAGAGTTAAAAAGATACTCTTGGTGTTGCTTAACATCTTGGGATAAAGGATTAAGAGAAGAATATTTACAAATGGTAGATTATTGTAAAGGGATGGAATAATCCCTTTTGGAGTTAGGAGGTGAAATAGATGGCAAAGATGGTAGCAAATAAATACTACACAAAAGGTGGAGTAGAAAAGATAAATGGATATTTTGTATCTATATCAAAAAAAATAATAGAAGAAGCAGATTTTGATGTTGATGCACAAATAGTAATAAAGACAGAAAAGGGTAAAATAATAATAGAAGAAGATAAAGGAGATAAATAAAATGGAAAATATAGATATTATTCAAAATAAATTAATGGAAGAATTAGATAGATTATGTAAAGATGGAGTTGATAGTCTAGAAGTAGCAAGAAGTAATGCTATTAGTAATACTGCATTAACATACATCAAAGCAGAAAATCTAAAAATAAGAGTTGAAGAAACAAAACAAAAAGTTAGAGAAGGAATGAAGTAATGAGAAATAAGTATTCTAAAGAATTTGAAAGTGAAATGATTAAGAAAGCACCTAATAAAACTTTAGAAGAATTATTAAAAATTGCTAAAAGAAAATATAACTATCAAATAAGTAAAAGTGCATTAAGAAAATACTTATCTAAAAGAAAAATAAGATACAAAGATTACAATGCTAACAAGATATGTATAAATGGTGCTTTGCCTATTGGTAGTGAATATACTAAACCTGATGGAATGGTATTAGTTAAAATAAACAAAAACAAATGGGAATATAAGCAAAGATACATCTATGAAAAGTATTATGGAGTAGAATTGCCTACATCAACAATGGTTATCTTTTTAAATGGAGATAGAACTAATTTTGATATAGACAATTTGATGGCAGTATCTACACCTGAATATAATTGCATTAAAAACAAGAAACTACTATCAAAGAATGCTAAATTAAATGAAACTGCATTTTTAAGTGCTAGAGTAATATATAAAACGAAAGAAATAAGTAAATGAAAAAGATTAAAGTAATAGACATAATAACAATACTAATGTTATTAGTCTTAATAATGATAATGTTAATAGAAAGTAGGTAAGAATATGATAGGAATATTAAATAATTACATAATACCAATATTTTGGTTATTGCTTAATGTGTTTCTTATATTATGGTTGTTTATTCTAATAATAGCAACAATAATAGCAATAGTAGATAATATAATAAAACATTTATTTAGAAAGTAGGTAAGGAAATGAAAAAATCAGATTTAAATGTAGCAAATGAAATAATATTTGAATTACAAGATAGAATAGATGAAGCAATAGAATATATAAATGAAATGACTTTAACAAGTGATGGTTATGCAGATTATGGTGATGATTTAAGACCTGAACATATTATAGAAATATTAAAAGGTGGTGATAAAGAATGAACATAGCACCTGAAGAAATGCCAAGAGAATTAGAGAGATTACTAGAAGAAAATGAAAGACTAAATAATATCATAAATAGAACTACCAAATATGTAGAAAGTTTAAGTAGTAGTGGTAGAGGTTGTGATATTTATGAAGATATTAAGCAAGAGATTTTAAAAGAACTAAA